CCACGGGGAACTCCCCATGGCGATGGCGTAACTGGTGGGCCATGATGATCACGTTGTCAGCGGCGAAGGCAAACATCCAAAGCTGGGGTTTCTTCGAGTCGCTGAGATTGAAGTCACGGGGAATCAGCCGCACGATGAGGTAGACGACGTGAACCTCGGTGCTCTCGCCGCCGTGGTTCATCGCCGCGTCAGGGTCAACGCCTGCACGCTCTTCCCTGTCTACTTGGCTGCGCCACCAGCGGCTCTTGCCACCCTCTTCGCTTACGAAGGCATGAAGCGCCTCGCAGTTGAACAGGTTCTCTTCAGGGTCACTCTCTTCGCTCAGAAGCAACTGGCTGTCAGTGGTCGCCACCCAGCCGAAGAAGCCAGACAGATGGAATTCGTCGGGCGCGCGGCTCTGGTCGGTGAGCACCTGGTAATTGTCGAGGGGCTTCCATTCCGTCCCCTCGCAGATCACTTCCGTCTCGTCGCTCAGGTGCCGCACAAGGTCGCCAGAAGCGTAGCCATCAAGGCCTTGCTGCTCCATGACGAGCGCCATGATGTCGTCCACCTTCGTTATCGTGTAGGAAGGAGCGGTTTTCTTGGACCACTTACCCCACATATAGGCGCGGCCATGGTCGTGGGCTTGTCCCCAGTGGATGTCGTTCGCGCGGCGCTCGTGGAATTTCGAGGACTGGTAGCCAATGACCTTGGCAGCGACATCGGCAGCAGCAGCACGGCGGCGCCCACCCGGTCCTTCGTAGCGGTGCAGAGTCGCCTGCTTGTTGAAAGTCCTGTGCATGGCCGTGAGCCAGCGGTTGTTACCGGCAGCGGCCATGGGGAACACAATCGTCATCGGGCGCCGGGGGTCGCGCCCTAACATCTGCTTGTCGAACCAATCCGTCTCCATGTAGCCGTCAATCTGGCGGTCTACCTGCCGGAGTTCCGGGATGATCTCGGTGTTGGCGTTGTAGCCTCGTTCGGCGCAGCGCTCCAGCATCTTCAGCAGCTTGTCGTGCGTCTTGCTGCCAACGCGCAGGTCAACATCCTTCGGGTAATGCCCGCTGGCCTTATCCCGCATTTTGCGGGTCAATTCCGCTGAAATGTTGGTCTTCTCAGCGATCATGGCATACACCATTCGAGGTTGTTCAGGAAGTCCTGAAGGTCTTTGTCTTTGCGGGCGTCCGAGTCGTCAAGCTCGAAAGAGAGCACCTTCTTCGGGTCCGGGTGCAGGAGGATTCCCATTTCCTTCATCACGGCCAGGGAGTGCGCTGCGGTATCCACAGCGTCCCACTGTTTGCAGAAGGGGAAAGGCTTCAGGGCACGTTCGAGCGGGCCATGGCGCAGGGATTCGTCATGCTCAATCAGCCCGTCTTCGTAGTAAGGAAGCAGCATTTCGCCGCGAAGCTGCTTGATGCTCTCGTCGCCGTCGTACTCGCTACGGTTGGACTTGAGCCAAATCCAGCGAATCTCGCCACCAAGCCCGCGCGCCTTGGCGGCCTGCTCGAAGGTGTAGCGCAGCATCTTGCTGCCGCCTGTTTCCTCAACGGCAATCGTGCGCGTCTTGAGCGCGAGGGCCATGTCGAAGAGATTGCGGAACATTTCCTCGGGGTACATCTTCCGAACGAGGTTGTCGCGGAAACGAATCTTGCGCCCGTATGGATTGACGGCACAGCCAAGGATCGACGTGCAGGCCGACTTCTTATCCTTCGTGCAGGCAGGGTCAACCACAAGGAATCGCTTGTGTTCTTCACCCCAATTGGGAGAAGCGCGCCGGTCGTTGTAGTGCTTCAGCCAGTTCTCGTCGAAGCCCTTCTCGGCAGAGGAGCGGGGCTTGCACAGGTACTCGCGGGCGAAAACGTCCGGGCGGGCCCTGAAGCGGGCGGCAAGCGCCTGAACATTCTTGTTCGACACATTGGCGTCAAGGCTGGAATACACACCAGGAGAAGTCTCGATGGCCAGGGGATACGTCCGGCTATGCCATTCAGCATCGGCCAGCGCATTCATCATCCAAGCGTCTGTGTGCTTGCAGGTGTCGCTGAGAATGACGCGCCAAGGCGCCGTCCAAGCCCCAGTCTCCGGGGCATCCCAGCGGCTGTCTTTGCCGGTCGGCTGCTCGTCGTTGTCCACCGTCTGAAGGAGCTCGCCGTATACCCAGTCTTCGTAGCGCTGGCGCACAGCTTCGTTGTCGATGTTCGCGCGGGGCTGGGAGTCGTCCGCCCAGATGAGGGTGACGCGCGACATACCATCGTCCAAGGGAGCCAGCGCCCCGTTGCAGGCCTGAAGTGCGCCCTTGGGCATCACACAGGCAAAAGGGGTATTCGTTGCCGGGTTCACGAGGAACCAGGCGTCTTTGCTGAAGGCTGGGCTCCGACCCTGATACCGCTCGGGGTTCATGTCCCCGAAATAGGCGGAAATCTGTGGCGATAGCAGCATCCCCTTCAGGGCTTCTGTGCGCTGGGCAGCAATGTCGTAAATGCCGCTGTGGTACAGGATGAACTTTTCCGACCTGAGCGCAAGCCTCCGCGTCAGGAAGCCAAGCCCAATCGTGGTCTTGGCAAAGCGGCGGCGTGCGAGGACGGCAAGGAAGGGGATCGTGTCATCGTCAATCAGCCTAAGGTACTCGTACTGCTGATGGGTGTTGGGCTTCTTGAACATGCCGGGGAAGAAGGTGCGGGAGAAAAACTCGGTCCCAGTGGATTCGAGATCGCCGCGCGCTCCCGTGGGCTCCAGGCAACGAACAATCGTCTCCTGCATCACGGCGTCGTTCGTGAGCGTGACGCCATGCTCGCGGGCTACTTGGGCGTAGTCCCACGCATGTACTTTGGCATCTCGCTTCTTTCTCGGCACTGTTAGACTCCAAACAAAAACGGCGCACCAACTCCGGGGAGTGGTACGCCGCGACGTTTCCGTGGGGGCTATGTGTTTCTCGTCAACCTTCTTTGGTGGGGATAATTCCCCATCGAACCTCAATGGCCGAAATGGCCATCTTCAACGCGCGCCGAATTGCTATCCAGAACACGCGGTCAGTCATTACTGCATCCGTCCTCGTACCGTCACCGAAGCCGCAGCAGCACCGCCGCTGGAAGTCGAAGCCACAAACTTGATCGCGTCAATCGGGCCCGTCCGAAGCATGAGTATGGAAGCCGCTCCCGCCGCCAGCGTATCAACCGCAACCGGGCAGCAGAGCATCACGCTGTCCTCGGTCGTGAAGTCGCTCACCAGCAAGCGCCAAGAACCAGAAGCATGGGCCTTCACCCACACCTCGAAGTTGTTGAGCGCCTTCGTGGCACTGTTGTTGAGCACCTCGAAGACACCAATCTCAACGCCCTTATCGAGCCGCGCGGAGCCAATGTCGGTGTCGGTCGTGACGACCGTGCCCGTCATGTTGATGTCCTGGGCCTGAGCCAGCATGGCAAATCCTGTCACGTCCATTGAATCGTTCCTCTATGCAGCCGTCTGCTCCAGTGTGATGATGGTCTTCAGCCCTGTCTCTTCGCTCGGGAAAGCCTCAGAAACCACGAGCCCCTGATAGCCGTAGACGTACACGTTGTCGATAGTCACCGAGAACACCCCAGAACTGCGCGTGGCCGTAAAGGTGAGCGTCGGCGTCGTGCTCGGGGAGTTGGTCACAAAGCTGTATGTCCTCGCTGCCGCAGTATCAGCGGTGTACGTCTTTTCCCAGTAGTAGTCCCCACCGATGGAAGCGCGGAGCGTCCCCACTCCAGAACTCATCTTCGTCACCGTGAACTGGACCACGTAGGCGCCTGTCGTAGTCATGCTGGCAAGCGCTTGGGTCAGCGTAGAGGGCGAAGCCGCAGCGTAGGTGTAAATGCCCGCGCCCGTGTTCACCGTCCAATCCGTACCGCCAGTCCAGTCAGAGCCAGAACCAGAGAAATCACCCTGGGTCAGCCCGTAATCGGAGCCGCCGTTGCCCTTTGCCTTCGCATCCCAGCGCACGGAACGCAACCCGTTATGGGTAACTTCAGAGCAGCCGGAAACCCGGATCACGTCATTCAAGGCAAGCCCAAGGAAGATGTCGTAGTTGGGGCCAACGTCGAGGTAGTCAATCAGCACCAGCCCCTGGGCAGCGCCAGACGAAGTGAATACCAGCCCGTTGCTCGCCCCTGTCGTGAAGTAGCGAAGGGAGTTGTTCACCCCGGCGCGCCACTGGGTCTTGAACACCGTCGAAAGCAATGGCGCCGTGGACTCGTTGCCAAGCTCCTGACCAAGCCGACGAAGCTCGGCATTCGTACCCTCGAACATATTGTCCATGCGGGTTTTGAGTGTCAGGGCGTGCTCGCCTCGGGCAAGCTCGGACTGCCAGTAGCGTTCCTCGGCCTCCATCTTGCGCGCGATAGACTCAATGGACCGGGAGAGATTCTTCAGAGAATCCCCCAGTTCACCGGGCGTTGTCAGGCGCGTGTTGGCCATTATTTCTGCTCCGTCTTACGCTTGGGCATGTCGTGCTGGATTTCCTTCAGCGTGTCGCTGAGGTGGTCGATCTTTGAGTCCAGCCGTATGTAGGACTCTTTCAAATCCAAGAAAGCCTTGTGATGGTGGTCGTGGTCGTTGTCCATGAGTGCCACCTTACGGTCGGTCCTCCAAATCCAGCCAAGTGCCGCCGTGCCTGCTGTCACAGCATAAGCCGCCATTACGTGCATGAAGTCGAAGGTGCCAGGGTCGTTTGCTGGCATGTTAGAAAGGCTTTGCGCCGGTTCGTGGGTGGAGATTCAACCTCGTTTCCTTGCGCTTCTGCACTGCCTTTTCAATTTTCTCGGTCAGCTTGGGGTCGTTCATAACCGCCTTCGCCACGCTCGGGAAGTGCCAAGCCGTGTTCGCGTCAATGAACTTGGCACCGTCGATGATCTTCTCCTTGGCAATCTGCATGACCTGATAGCCTTGATTCAGGTTCAGGTCGTACTCACCGCCAGCATCCTTGTTCGCCTGCTTCATGTTGGCAACCCGCGTGCGGGCCATGTGCTCAACCACGGAGCCGATGATGTCGATGCTCTTGCGGACAAGCCAACGCTGGCGAGCATACCATCCGGTGCCGGTGACAGCACCCAGCACGGCAAGCACCACGGCAACGGTAATCTCGATGTATTCCTCGCTCATGCGCCCAGCCCCAGCAGTTGAAGCAGCAGCGACAGGAACGCCTGGAACAAGCTGCTCGCGCCAAGGGCAAAGCCCCACTCAAAAAGGGCAGTCAGGATGTCGAGGTTCATGCCGCTTCCTTTATCCCAGACATAGCCGTCCGGTATGCGTTGGAGTAGTCTTCAGGAGTAGCCTTCCCGGCATAGGTGTTGTAGTACCGCTTGGCATACTCAGCACAAGCCTCTATCCCGGTCGGCACAGGAGCCAGCACGCGGAGGTAGTGCAACCGGCAGAACAACACACTCAGGCGCTCGCTCATAGGGAGCATCCGAAGCACCTGCCCCGGTGTCATCGCAAGCAACGGCTCTATCTCGGCACGATTGCTCATTGCCACCCACTTCGCAGCGTTATCCGCAAGCAGGGGCGTCCGCTCAAGCAGCTTCAGCGAGTCAATTACGCTCCCGCGCTCTACCTGGCAAAGCCCCCACGCGCCAAGGTCAATCTCCCAGGGAATACCGAACTGCCGCGTCGCCGTGAACTGCGCGCTCTCATGTGCCATCGTCATGAACATCAGGCTCGTCACACGCTCGGCGTAAGCCTTGCTCGGGGCCTTCGTGCTGTAAACGCCCTCGGCACAGCTCGCGCACAGCTCGTAGATGAAGCGGCGGTAGGTGGTGGCACTCATTGGGCGGCTCTTTTCAAGAGTTCGGCCAAGAGTATTTTGTTCCACTCCGCCATAGTGCTCGAATAGTAAGGGAAAGGAAGTTCATTTTTAGTAGCAAAACGCGATAGGCGATCTAGTAAGGGATTAGGAATCATCAGCTGATCACCTAAGGTTTTCTTCCACTGCTCAACAACGTGAGACGGATTGAAGCGGCGGACCTTCTCCTCGAAAGAGAGGTGCGACAGGTTCAAGGGATTCAGGGAGGGTTCCATTAGCTGAGTACCCCCTCTTCCTCAAGCTGCTTCTCAATCGCGCAAATCCCAGCCTCGGAAAAGTCGTCTCGCTCGTCAGGGTCAGCCTCGGTGTACTCCACCGAAGCAGCCGGGATAAGCTCAACAGGGACGCGGCGGAAATTCTCCAGCGCACGAGCCTTGATGTCCAGCAGCGTGTGCTCGCGGATAGTGTGCTCCACCGTCCGGTGCTCCTCGCGCTTCTCAATCTTCACGAACTTCCGGTCAGGGTTGTAGTCGCACAGGAACTGCGCTGTCTTAATCAACACCGGCAACGGAATGTCGTCGTCCTGGAGACGCTCCGCAATCTTCTGAATCGCAGAACTGCGCGCCTCGGTCAACGTCCCAGCTTCCTTGCCGACCCGCAAGGCTATCTCAGCCTTCAGGTACTCGACGTGCTCCGCTACCGCAGGATGAGCGAGTATCCGCTCAATCTCCTTCTTCGGGCGCTTGAAGTGGCCAGCCAGAATCGACACGTCAACAAGAGGAACCGTGCCAGCCAAACTCGCTACCTCACCCCAGAGCGGCGGGAGGTCTTCGATACTGGTCGCGCTATCGACCTGCTCGGCTGTCGTAGTCATGACGGAAACGTAAAGCAGAACGACCAGCTTTGTCAAGACATTTTTTGCAGGGTACAAAAATTTCGGGGGGGTTGGATGTACTGAGGTGAGTGTCGCCGCTCCCCCCCTGCCCCGGTCGCTCGGTCGGCTCATCCTCGGTCGATGGTGGCGGTGGTGGGTCGATGGTCATGGGGTTCGGGGTCCATCGAGGTCGAGGCGGACATCCCATCGAACTCGACCGAGGCGCCCTGCACCTGCCTTGCCGGGATACCTTGGAGGTGGTCGGCGCGTCTCCTTGGTCATCCTACGAGGTCGGAATACCGTGATTCGTGCTCGAAATGGTATCAGTTGGGCAAATACCCCAATGAAACATGGGGTTGGTGTTATCTACTGGAGATAATGAGGCTCCCAAGCTCGATTTTCAAGGCTGTGACCTGCTGCGCTTCACTGCCTGCCAGACTTCGAGCCATGGCACCACGGCAGCGAGGTTCACCCGCTCGGTATCCTTCCGGCGCCGGACCTTGGCATAGTGTGCTCGGGCTGCTGGGCTGTCCAGCAGGGCGGTGAACTGGATGGAGTGCAGGCCCGTGGATTCAAGGATGTCCTTGGTGGGGACGGCATCGGCCCACATCTCGATTGCACGCCGGGTGGTGGGTTCACAGTCCTCGATGGAGGGAATGACCCTCAGAGCGTCCAGACGAGCGGCAGCCGGCCGGGAGCGGAATCTTTGCCGGTTATCCGCCGCCTGCCGTTTTAGGCCTTCTGTCGAAGTGTCAGGGGCTTGGGGTGGTTTCTTGGTCGGCCATGCCATGCGCTAAGAATCCTTATCTTTCTGATAATGGTTTCTCATTACCGTTTTGGTGTTCGGGGAGCAATTCGGTGATGTGTGCGTCTGGAAGTCGCTTGCTCGATAGCCTAGCGATAGAGGCGAGGGGGCTTTGGCCCTCGACGACTTACAGGAGCACACGCGAATGGGTGAGGGTGAGGCAACTCGCAACTTTGTATACCCTTTAGGGTAGTCAACACGAGTTGAAAAGTTGCCTCGGTTGATTTGTTGGGAACAAAGGACTTGCGACACAGAATCCATGAATTCAATTACCACCGGGCAGAAGCAACCAACTAGGGTGACGTCCTGCAAAAGTTGACTTGTTGCCTTTCTGGCCTGTGAGGCAACTGAGGCAACAAACACCACCTAAAGTTGCTCCACCTGCACGAAGATACCGGGTTGGGCTCCCCAGAACTTCTCGGCTATTTCGGATGCCACCTGAGCGTCATCGTGATAGAAACCGACCTTGCCCATGACGTCCTTCAGGAGTTTCTGTAAGTTGTCAGTGTCTGGTCTTGTCGGTTTGTACTGCCCATGCCGGTGCTTGTCCTTGGAGTGCCATATCCACTTGACCACGAGCCGGACTGGCCCGGTGAGGGGTTCAGGGGGGCTGTGCTGGGCGAATGCGGCTATGAGCTTCTGCTCGGCTGCTCGGAGTTCTGGTGTGTCGTAGAAGATGAGCTTGCCACCTGCCTTGCCCATGCGCTGGGTCTGCTTGGTGGTGCGCGGTGGGTTCATCGGTAGGAAGAACTGCATCAGGGCCGCTCTGGCCGCTCTTCCTGGTCGGCAGGATGCTCGACGCCGGGGGCTCGATTCAGATGCCAGCGCACCCATTGGGAGAGCGTCCGCCCGTCTGCTTGGGCTGCTGCGTTCCAGCGTTCCAGCTCGTCCGGCGCCACTCGGATGTTGAGATTGCTTGTGTTCTTCGGTGCCATGAGGGGAGTTTACGCCAGTATTAACGCTGTGTCAACCTTGTAAAGAAATGTGTTGACAGGGTGTTGACGCTGTGATAATCTCCCCTTGTCAGTCAGATGGTCTGGCTGGTAACGCCCGAGAGGGCAAGGAGAGAGAGAATGTTAGAGGCAAAGATTGAAGGCAACAAGCTCCACATCATCATCGACACACAGACCCCGGCGCCTAGCGCGTCCGGCAAGACACTCGTGGTTGCGTCCAGCCATGGGAATGTCACCACGACCTGCGTGGTCAACGGAAAGCCACTGACGATAGGCCTGAACGCCTACATCAAAGCGGGAGCATAACCATGGACACCAAGGATCACATCATCGGGCACATTAACCTTGTCGGCCCTATCGGTTTCGGGGAGATACTCGAGCACTTGAAGGAGCAGGACACCGCCTACCCCGAATCGGGCCCGACCATCTATTACGTTGCGAGCATTCACACGCACCTGAACGACCTCATCAAAGCGGGAATCATCGAGATTTACTCCACCTTCGATGACAGCAACGACCTTGCATTCGTGGCCTGTGAGGATGACTCGGCAAGAATCGACGCGGAAGAGCAGCGCATCAAGGCCGAGGGCTATGACTACCTGAGCGACCACTACGACTCACTCCGTGCTGCCGTAGTGCGCTTACTTGACCTAGAGCTTGGACACCGCAGCACGCCGGAATTGTGGACAAGCGCGCTTGAAGATGTGCGCGACACAATCGCGGACTACAACGGCGAGTAGTCCTCTGATGGCCTAGCCCTCTTCACTGGGGGCTAGGCGATCAGCGGATTGGCCGCTGGGCGAAACGAGAGAGGGTAGAGAACATGAGCGAATCGAAACATTGGGAAACGTCCCGCGATGCTGTCCCGGATGGGGTCACACAGATCACGGTGTACGGCACAGACGGCAAGCGCATTGCAACGGTGTTCGATGAAGAAGAGGCCCGGCTTATCGCGGCGGCTCCTGAATTGCTGGAGATTGCCAAAGCATACCGCAACCTCTTGCGCACGGCAGCGCATACCGATGGCGAAGTCGCAACATTCCAGCACATTGAGCAAGTGATTGCCCTCGGCGAGTAGCTCCCTCCCACCGCTGGGCCTGTTGTCCAGCGGTGTCTTGGGGCTGCAGGTTGTATCCGCTGGCCTGCAGCCCCTCTAACGAGATTGAACCAACGACAAGGAGAACGACATGGACTACGCAGACCTCGCCCGCAAGTGGGCCAAAGCAATCGCATACGCCCGGTGCGGCAAATTGAAGGATGCGTCCTCGTGGGCGCAGTCCTTGGTTGATACCCTTCGTGCCAACGGCCTCACAATCAACTAGGAGCGACATCATGAACACACTCGATTGGGACTTTGAATCACTGGTGGGCGAGAACCTGTACAGGGTGACAGGCCCGCAAGGCAATGGCCTTGTGCGCGTCGAACGTTGCGGATACCGCAACAATGCGGAGTGCATCTCACTCACGGAACCGCTTCATGCGTTCTATACGCGCCTCGACTGTCCCTGCAAGGATTCCTACGGGCTCCTGACCACCATTGGGGACATCATCGAGGCGGAGGCGCCGGAGTATGAGGGGGCTGTCTGTGGAGAAGGCAACGTGCCTGCAGGCTGGTCAAAGGTGGAAGTATGAGCGGCTACAAGAACCAAGGAATTGGTGGTCCGCGCATGTATTGCCCAACCCCAGCCCCTGCATCGGTGCGAGATAGCCTCTACCGGGAATGGCGTGCTGTCGATGCAGCTATCGACGATGCCAACAAAGGGTATTGGAAACCCTCTGCTAAGGAAATGCGTGACATGAAGGCCAAGCGAGCGAAGCTCGACGGCCTGTTGAACCCTCGTTAGCACCGACCAGGAACTCTCTCCGCCCTCACTTGCTCCCGCGAGTGGGGGCTTTCTCGTTTTGATTGTTGAGTGCAGCAGCAATGAACTTTGCCATCGTGTCAGTGTCTGCCTCGCAGATGATCCGCGAAGTGCCTAGCCATACGGCGGTGCCTGCTGTTGTGTACTTAGAGGCTGACATTCATCACCTCCGCGATGGCCTTGGCGAGCGCGTGGCAGGGGTTGTGGGTCATTGGTTCAACTCCTCTATCAGCGCGTCTGCGTGTTCAATAGCTTCCATCGCTACTCGGATAGGAGCATCGCCCTCATAGTCCTTGCGGCTGCACAACCCCTGCATCGCCAGCCCTGCCAGCCAAGTGCGCGCACGAATCACGGCTAGTTGGTCATTGGTCATTGGGGGATTCCTTCTGGGTAGATAGCGATCAGTTCAGACACGCGGGCGGATAGCGCGGCGTGGAGGAGGGAATATACATATGCTTTTCCATCGCAGTCCGAGTCGCCTTTTCTTGAAGTCACACATCCCCAGCATGGGCTGTTCACATGCGAGCCAGACACCATAGGTTCATTCTCGTTCTTGGCTAGCCACCTCATCAGCGGAGCCAGCCACACGTCATCAGCATCGAGCGTGCCGGAGAACGGGCAGGGCATATCAGGTTGATGGTCTATAAACATCGGGCCGCAATCAACGCCTACTGCGTGAGAGTGGTAGTGCCAGTAGCCATAGCCCGGATGTTTCGCGCCACCGGCAGGTTTGAAGTATTCGTCTGTGCGCTGACACTCGGAACACTTCCACCACGACTGGAAACAATGAGGATGCGTATCCGGGGTTATCGCCAGCAGTTCCGCCAGCGCGGCAAGCTGGGCGGGGGTGGATGGGTTAGGCATTGGTGTGCCCCTCCATGATGCGGTCGACTTCCTCAAACCATTCTGCCTTCATCACTGTTCCTCCTTCAGTTTTACTAAGCCGTTCTCTATGCGGTATCGCCCATCGCGTTGAATCTTCTTGCGGGTGCCGAAGTCGTTTCCCGTTGACAGCCCGAGTGCCGCTGCCACGTCGAGCAGCTTCACCACGCCTAACACGTCACGGGCTTTCTCTATGGCGGTGTCTAGCGTGTGCTGGTCAGCCTGCACCTTGGTGCGGATCACGTTGTCGTCACCGAGGACAAGTGTTTGTGTGGCTTTTAGCTGGCGCTTCAAACTAGCGGGGGTAATGCCCATGCTCTCTGCTAGGTCGCCAACCATAACGGGCTCATCATCAAACGAACTAAGGCTGCTGTACGCGGCCAGGAGCGTTTCTATCTGGCTCTGCTTCTTGTCCTTCCCCCCATCACGCTTCTCCCGCTGGGCAGCAGCCCACGGCGCCTCTTCACCGTCTGCTTTGGCAGACCTGAGAATATGTTCTGCATCTTCGGTGTGCGTGGGGTAGGTGAACAGGATTTCACGCGGGGGGAATGGTGGGAACTCTCGGAGCGTGCCTTCCATTCTCCACCCACTGACATACGCTAGGCTGTTACGCCGTGTTGCTATGGCTTCCATCAAGTCACCGTAAGCATCAGGATGCAGGAGCGGTTGTGCCGCCTCGATGAACTTCTGTGAGACGATTGCTGTGTCTTGACCAATACTGACCCGCCACTCGGGCGCGTGTTGGTTCATGAACGCCTCGATGAGCGGGCAGATATAACGATTGTCCAGCACATCCCGGTGGGACTTCTCCAGCTTCAACTCTATGAGATCGAGTATTGCGTCAGGGTCACGCGCAAACACGCCCGAGCCAGAGGAACGGTCGCGGGAAGACTTCTGCCCTTGGGCGCCTTTGCTGTGGTGGTGGCAGTAAATGACGGCAGAGCCTAGCTCCGCGCACACCCGGTCGAACTGGTTGCAAAAAAATGCCATCTTGTCAGCGGCGTTCTCGTCGCCTGTGATAACCTTGTAGATGGGGTCTATGATGACTGCGGCATAATCACGCTTCATGGCGCGGCGGATTAGCTTGGGAGCCAGCCTGTCCATAGGTACAGCTTTGCCACGAAGGTTCCAGATGTCGATGTTACCCAAGCCTGTCGGAGCCCACTTCTTGGCCTGGTAGAGCAACTTCAGACGATGCAGGCACGAGGGTCGGTCTAATTCGAGGTTCACATAGAGCACGCGGCCACGGGCGCACGGCCAACCCAGCCAGTCCTTACCTTCTGCCACACCCATTGCCAGTTGTAGGAGGATGTACGACTTCCCCGCTTTGGATGGGCCCGAGAGCAGCAGCTTGTGGCCTTTTCGCAATATCTTGTCGATTAGCGGTGCTGCAAGCTGGGGGAGGTCGTCCCATACAGCATCCAAGGGTTCGATGTCGGGTAGGTCGTCGTTCAGTTCCTCAATCCATTCCTTCCACTCTTCCCACGATGCTTTGCCTTTGTTCAAGCCCACCAGCGATTGCTGAATCCCATTGCGCATGACACCCGGCATTCTGGAGAGGCGCGAAGGGTTCTTGTTCTGCTTGTCAATCTGCAGGCCATTTGATTCGCAGGCCTTGTGGAGGAAGTTGACGCGCTCGCGGTATTCCTCTTTAGTAGTCGCCTCGATGCGCACAATGGCGTGGAGCGACTTCTTGCCCGAATGCACCAAGGCCACGATGGGCAGTTCCATTTCTTCATAAATCGCAGCCTGCTTCTCAATGGCCAGTGTGTCTGACTCGATGAGCGCGTACCTGAAGGCCGAAACATTGGCGTCTTTGATGTCTTTGCCGTCCAGCGGATTAAACCGAATCCACGCGCCGACCTCGGGGTTGAAGTCGCCCAGGGCAGCCCCTATGTCTTTGTACTTGGAAAGGTCTGCAATGAGATCACCAGCAGTCCGGTGAAACACTCCCTTCCCACCAGGAATCCAGCGATCTTCTACCTGTCGCGCTTGGCAGACATAGGCAACATGGTCGTTAGCCTCAAACAGCGTTTCTAGGTACATCTGCAACTGGCGCCAGTCAGCAGCATGGACAGCGGAAACTTCTGTGTCCTCGACCCACTCCGCGTCCACCACCTTTAGGGAATCACTGCCACCAATAACGTCATCCCAGTCATACTCCCGTCCCGGCCCGTTCTGCTTGCGCTCAGGGCGCCATCCACCACGCTTTGCCAGTTCCACCAGCGTCCCGCCTGTCACCGGGTTTGCGGAACCTTGAAAGCCAGCCCACTTCTTCTGGCACACGCCCGCTTGGTAGCGGGGAGTGTCACGCTGGCTCCACGCATCCCAATCGGACACGCTACCGCCTTCGTGCTGGAGCGCCATGCCTACGTTTACCCACTCCTGGTAGTCCAGTGTCGTGGGGTCGATGTAGTCGAGCAGTTCGTGTGCGTTCAATCTGAGCCTCTTGTTTTCATTTCTAGTTCTATTGCCAGCCGGATTTGTCGTTGCGCTATTCTTACAGAGCTATCCCAGCGCTTGCCTTTTACTGCAACCTTTTGTTTCGCCTCCGCATCGCTTAGAGCTTGTAGTAATTGTCTGACCGTGTAATCCTGCATGGGCGTCCCAGGCGTGGGCATGTCAACCTCATAGCCTGTGTGCCAATCCATCAGAACGCCATCTCTCGTGTTGGAACAGGGCGGTAGTCGCGGGGGTTAATCTCGTAGGGCACTTTCCAGTTGTTGCTTGCAATCCGGTCAATCAGCTTCTTAGTCGCGTCGAATTCCCATGTCCCCACATCACGGAATCCCTTGCCTTCGAGGAACCGTATCTGCTTTGGCGTGGTCAGTCCGTCCCGGCGCCGTGCTGCTACCGTCTCCAGCAGCTTCTCTGCCTTGCCAGCGTGGTCTATCTCCGCGCTGAAGATACCAGCCGTTTCAAGGTCGCGGCGCTGCTTCTCAGTGGGCGGTTTGCTCTCCCAACCAAAGGCGGGCACATAATTCACGAGCTCTTCGGAATGAATGGACATCTCAAATTGAAGTGGGTCTACCAGCTTCAGTTTCTTGCCGCGTTGCTCTGCCAGCTTCTTGGCTAGTGCTTCTTCACGCTCGGCAATCGAGTCGGAGATAGCCTGTTCCTCGGCTTCTTCGAGGTCTACCGGAGTCCCGGCAGCGGCTATGTTCTTTGTCATCATGTCCGCCACGTCCTTATCCGGCGCCAGCAGGTGCGCAGGCCTGCAAAGCTCGTGGCGCTCGGAGAGCCAGAGGAAGTCGAGCAAAAGCAAATGGTCCTTGCCGGGGAGGATACGAGTACCGCGTCCGACGATCTGGCAGTAGAGTGAGCGAATCTTCGTAGGCCGCAGGCAAACGATGCAGTCTACTGTAGGGCAATCCCAGCCCTCGGTCAGCAACATCGAGTTGCAGAGCACATCGAAGCTGCCCTCTTGAAAGTCGTCCAGTATTTGCTTGCGGTTAAAGGACTGCCCATTGACCTCGGCCACGCGGAATCCCTTGTCGGCCAGGATGTTGCAAAACTTCTGGCTTGTGGCAATCAGTGGCAGGAATACCACTGTCTTGCGTCCCCGGCAATGCGTAGTCATCTCGTCGGCTATCTGGTGCAGGTAGGGGTCCAGAGCGGAGCCGACATCTTCGGCGCGAAAGTCCCCAGCGCGCACGGCAACGGCGCCTAAGTCAATCTTGATGGGGATTGTCAAGGCCTTGATAGGGCAGAGGAATCCTTCCTTGATCGCCTTCGGCAGCGTGTATTCGTAGGCCAAGCTGTCGAAGAACTCCCCCAGTTCCCGCATGTCCCCCCGGTCAGGGGTCGCTGTAACACCCAGCACCTTCGCATTCTCAAAGTAGTTGAGAATGCGCTGATAGCTGTCGGCCAGGACGTGGTGGGCCTCGTCCACAATGATGACATCGAAGTAATCATTGGGAAACGTGTCGAGCCGTTTCTGGCGCATCATGGTTTGAACCGAGCCCACGACAACACGAAACCATTCCCCCTTGCAAGTAACGTCAGCCTTCTCAACGGCGCAACCCAAGCCTGTGGACTTCTTCAGCTTGTCTGCAGCTTGGTCGAGCAGTTCCCCTCGGTGTGCAAGGATTAGGCAGCGAGCGCCCTCGCGTACCTCGTCGCGGATTACCGCCGAGAACACGATGGTCTTGCCTGTGCCTGTTGGGAGCACCAGTAACGTGCGCTTATTGCCCTTCCGCCACTCTTTGCGAATGGCAAAAGCGGACTCAACCTGGTAGGGGCGCAGGTTCATGCCTTTGCTCTCAGCGCTTATTACACTTTGCATTACGCTTTGCATTCTGTCGCTCCATCCATTCCCGTCCCCATACGGGGCAGGTGTACTCTTTCTTCTGAATCACACGATGTAAGGCGCGCATCATTTCTTGCGCTCTCCCTGAACGCTCGGCTCCATCGCCGGGGCGGCAAACGTTACTGGCATACTCAGCGAATGCCTTGTTGTCCGTTATCACTCGCCCCGGCAGGTACTCCCACGGCACTTCTGGAAGCTGCTCAGGCTCTATGTCCTGCACCCACTCCCAGAGATTGATCCAATCCATCAGTCCCAACCATCGCTCGCCGGGGCAGCCATGTATTCTTCGGGGTTCCAAGCAGGTGGCTCCTGTGCCGGGAACGCAGCAGCGGTTGTGGTTGGTGGGTCAAGAGGGTCGAGGTACTTATCAACTTCGTTGTACTTCTTGTCCTTGTACTGCCCTGTGCCAACGCGATGCTTCAGCTTGAAGCGGCCAGACTTGCCGATCACCGCCTTCCAGTTCATGGTCAGGGGTTCACCACTCTTACGGTCCCCAATGGCCTTGAAGAACTGGCACAGCTTCCACTCGAAGTTGGAGTGAAGGATCATGTCCACGGTCAAGCTCGTGGTCCCATGTCCCCCACCGTCAATTTCAAGCGTCAAAATTGCCTTCTTGCAGGCTGGGGTCTTGCTATCCGCAGACGGCGCATACTGCCCCCGTTCAAACTTCACCACCTTGAATGGATATTCACCAGGAGGCAGCAACACAAAGTCGCCACCACCCTCGTTTGGGTTTTCAACCGTATCGTCCCAGTCGTATGCTCTTCCCGTGTCAGACATTGGCAGGTTCTCCCTTGATCTTCTTCACGACATTTTTCCAGTTGGGTATCAGCTTCTCGGTCAGGAAATCGTCCCCCAGCCCATCAACGGGTGTGTCGGCAGGGAAATAACCCTTGCTGCTGATTTCTGCGATAAGCTGATCGCCCGTCACGGCGTCTTGCTCCATCAGGTCCAGCAACTGATAGAGCGCCTTGCTCGGTTCCTTGCCAGCGGACACGTGCATGACTGGCTTCTGCGTAGGGGCAGGTGCAGCAGGGGCGGGGGCTTGCGCTCCAGCCAACTGCTGCTTGATGAGATCGCGCATGACGTCAGGCATCTTGCCGTCACGAAACACGATTTCCGCAGGGACTGGAGGAACTGTTGGGCGGCTCTTTGCATCCCAGCAAGGATGCTGTCCCGTATAGATGACGCGCTCTCCCCCAGTGGCTTTCATGGGGGCATGTTTGCCGTCGCCGCTCTTCACCACCTCAATCCGCATGTTGATGAACCAAAGGTACTCGGCCCACTCGCAAGTTTTGGCCGCAGCACCTTTGAGCAGCTTCAACTGGTATCGGTCGTAGGCGCCGAATTCCTCTGGCACCTCGCGCTTCTTCACTTCGGAATGTGCCACCAGGACAATGATCATGCCGCTGTTGCGCAATTCACTGAGCGCATCCAGCATCTGATTCCATTCTTGGTAAAGCAGCGTGTAGGCGTTGTCGTCCTTCGTCCAGCCCATCACCTTCAGGCCTGTTTGGGCAAGGGCGCTGCTGATGTACAGGTCTTGCAACCAGTCCAGCGTGTCGATGATGAGCGACTTGAATCCTTGATGATCCTTCGTGAGCGAGTTAATCATGCCAATGAAGTGGGGAACGCTTGTTGGCCGGTCCAGACGGCTTACGTTCATTTGCTGTGTCCCTTCCTCGGTGTCGATGAACACCGGATTTGGAAACTGCGCGGCCAAGGTGGACTTCCCCAATCCAGCGGGCCCGTGAAACACGAACTTCCCCGGCTTGTGCATTACGCCGCTCGTAACATTCAGTCCCATTTGTCGTCTCCCCACTTGTTGTCAGCCACGGCAGCAGCGGCAGGAATCGGCGCAACCGTCTCGATGTAAGTCTGTCCCGCAGGCAAGCCGTCCTCGATAATGATCGTGCATTCCTCGCCCGTGCTTACGCGCGTGGCGATTGCTTGAAGTTCCTGCTCGACAAGCCAGTTGCCAAATGTTTCCAGCGTGTCCGTGTCGAACTGTTCCAGCTTGTCGATGAGCACAAACCCGCACTCGGGGTTCAGCTTCCGCACGATGGCCACGGCCACCTGAAGTTGCTGCGCGCCACTCATGCAGTCCCAAGCCTTGTTCTGGTAAAGCAAGATGCCTTCCTCGACGGTCAGGCCGGGGAGCGGAAGTTCCGCGCCGTTTAGCAATTCCATGCGCTTCGTCCGAACGTCCGCGACTTCACGACCAAGCTCGTCGTACTTCCGCTCAAACTCTGCCGCTTCCTCGATGGCCTTGGCCTTCGCCTCGTTGGCAGACACCTGGGCGTTCAGGTTCTCGATGTTGGCCAAGCTGGATTCAATCTCTGCCGTGCTCTCGTCCTGAAGCTGGGCAGTGCTCTTCGCCGCAGTTTCGAGGTCAGCAACCACCTGGGCTGCAAACTCCCGCCGCTCTTGCAGCTTCGCGGCAAGTTCCATGATTTGCTCGTTCACGATTCCAAGGTCGAGTTCAAGCCGCTCGCGCTTCTGGCGCAGGCGCTGGTTCTCGCCGTTCTTTGCGAAGATGGCCTGCTGCTGCTGGATGAGTTCAGACATGCTGATGTGCTCGGGGGGCGCGTCAGCAAACTCGGGAAGTTCAGCGGCGTGCTTCACCTTCGATTCCTTCAAAGGGTAGAAGGCGCGCCGGTCGGCAGTCAGGCGCTGTTCCACTTCGTCGAGGCTGCGCAGTGCATCACCGATGCCAAGGATTTGCAGAAGGATTTGCGCCTTCTCCTTGTCATTGGCGTTCATGAACTTCGTCAGGTCCAGCGCGAAGGTGGACACGAACGAGTCCAGCAACTGCTGCCCGTGGCGCTTGCCAGACGGGTCAGTCACGCTCAAGGTCGCGTTCTTGCCCTTGCGCTCCACCACGAGGCCGTTGCTCAACGTCATGTTCATGGCTGGCGGGTTCATTGCCCCGTCTCGCTGGGGATTGCTCGGCGCAAACTTGCCACCGCCCAGCAGCCATGCAGCGATGTGCAGCACGGTAGACTTGCCCGCACAGTTCTTGCCACCAATGATGGTCAAGCCTGTCTTGTTCGGTTCAAGCGCGAAGGCCTTAACGCGCTTGACGTTCTCCAGTTGGAGACTGTTGATTGTTACCGCCATACGTCCATCCTTTCAGGTTAATGACGCGAGTCCATCCACGCGGCAAATACGGTTAGCAATGCCAAGAAGGCTAGGGTGCAAAGTGCGACCAGAGTGTCGATGTACATAGGTTTAACGTCTCCACCGCCCGACGGCGTAGCCAGCGGTTGCTATGACAAAGAAGAGGAAGATTACGTAGAAGTCGTGGGGCGTGTTTGGAATGATGTTCATGTTTCTCCTAAGCTATTAACACGCTAAAGTGATGTCATCAAAGGGGTTCTCCCCTCGATACGTTGAGGGGATTAAGCCGACCGGCGAGGTCGTTCGAGTTCGCGGAGTATCTGGCTGGCCATCGCCTGCCCCGTGCGCCGCAGGTTGATCTCCCGGCGAGCAGCTTCCTGGCGATTGGCAATGAAGGAGTCAACTTCGTCGCGGGCAATCTTCCACGGGCAACGCTTGTGGTCGCCGGTGCGGAAGGCGCTATCGAACACCCCTTCGTGAATCATGGCTATGACGCCAGCGCTCGTCATCGAAAGCGCGGTTGCCACATCACGGACAGAGAGGTACTTGGTAATCATGAGCTGGCACCGAGGGAGGGGGCGCCTTCGGTGCCAGCCGGGAGAGAGCGTGTGCAAGGGGAGGCACCCTTGGCACACTCAGAGAGGGAGATTTGCTTGCGCTTGTCCAGCCACGCCATGACGGTAGGCAGATCAAAGCGCACAGTGCGATAGCCGATACGAAGGTGCGGCATACCCTCGGCAACAAGGCGCCGAACGGCATCGCGCGAGATGTCAAGGTGTTGCGCCAGTGACTTTACGTTAAATATTTTCTCATTCGCCGGATAAGTCGGTGATTCTTGGTGTATAATCAATGTACGGCCTCCAATGGCCGAATAGTAATCGTTTGTACGTGTATTGTCAAGCACATTTTCGCGTTTGTACGTGTGAGTACGTGCTTATACGGTGTAAGTTGTTGAAAGGTATTGACTTAATGGATGAAGAAGATTACAAGCAGGCGCTCAGAAAATATGCGCAGGTGGCCATCCGAAAGCATCGACGATATGAAATCGCAGAGGCTATCGGATGCAGCCGCCAGACATTTTCGACGTTCATGTCTGGCGGGCCGCTCGGCGTGGAATACCGCGAAGCGCTTGAAGAGTGGCTGCGCGAGCACGACTACTGGGTAGACCTACCTCAAGTAAGTACGAAGCGAGTATCGGAGCCCCGACGTATGCTGGGTGAAGAGATGCGGCTGCTTACGGAATTGATATTCAGCGACATGAGTGACGAGTTCGTGGCCAACCGCTTTCTTGGCTTTGTCACGAACTACGCGCGCGGTTACGAAGCTGAGATTCGCAAGCAGGCAGAATAAACCTTGCGGCTGGGTGGTATCTGTACTACACTTGTCACAACAAGGAGACTTCAATGAAGCACGTCAAGACACTCACCATTCCGAAGATCGCTGAATGCAACGCAGTCCAGGCGCTCATTGTCGGGAAGATCGCTGGCGATGATGGAGAGTACATCTACATCTGTCAGTCGAAGGGCACCGGCAAGGATTCCTAATCCTTCTCCAGCACCAACAAATGCTTCCCAGCCTCTTCAGCCCGCTCGTAGTCTACTGCGGGCGGGTTTGGGCATGATTCTTCAGCCCGCTCGTAGTTTACTGCGGGGGGGTTTGGGCATGATTCTGCCAACCATTTAAGAATAATGGTTTCCATCATGAACACCTCTAATTAATGAATATGCGAGATCATTGGCGCAGGCAACTTCCCCGCGCGACTCGCACCTGCCTAATGCTCACAGTATCACGAGAATAAAAACATCGTCAAGATGTTCAGTGGCAAACCATCACCTTAGAATCTGTCCATCGTGGGGACGACGGCCAGCAGGTTTGCGTAGTGCGAAGTCATCGCCAGATTCGTATGCCGCATCAGCTTCACAAGCAACACTGGGTCATATCCCAGTTCGAGCAAGTGAGTTGCAAACGAGTGGCGAAGGGTGTGCGGCGACCCCTTGAATCCGGTTGCCTTCACCAATGTCTCCCAGCGTGACTGATACCCCCAGCGCGCGTGAGGGCGTAGTGGGTCAGGATGGGCGTCGGTGCCATTTGCCACGATGTACCCGCTCTCTTTGCGATAAGGCCACAGCGCAGCCCGTAGCGCGTCGTGGAGCGGGATTGTGGCTGCACTCCCCCGCGTCTTTGTTCCACGGATGCGGAAGCTGCCGTTTTCCCATCCAACATCTTCCCACCGACTGGCGATAGCCTCCCCGTGGCGGGCTCCGGCATGAGAACACAGGATGCAAAACAGGTAGATGTCGTCGCCCTGCTTCTTCGCCACGGTGAGCATCGCCTCGACTTCTGGCCACGGGCGATACTTCGGGGCGGGCGCTCCTTCCTTTACCCTGTCCACAGCGGCAAAGGGATTGGCGCAAGTGAGTTCCCCCCAGCGCACCAACTTGACGTAGACCGATGAGACAACCCGCATGATGTTGTTCACGTAGCTGGGCTTTCGCCCCTCGGCCTGCATTAGCTTCTGGAAGCGAAGGATGTCAACTGGCTGCACGGAAGCCAGCGTAGGTGAGCCCGTCACCTTCCAGAAGCGCCTCCAGGCACTAAGCGCGTGATAGAGCGTCCTCTCGGACACTTCGGACTGGTGCTCAATGTAGAAGTCCCAAGCGTCGTCAGGAGTGAAGTCCTTCGCCGTGGGCTCGATGTTGAAGCGCGAGCGGAGAAGCTGTTCCGCCAGGGAGTCTCGAATCTGCTTGGCCAGCGCCGGGTCAGATGTCCCCGTCGAGCGGCGCACCTGCTGGCCTGCCGCATTGCGCCAGCGCATCGAGTAGAACTTGCTCCCCTTCGGCTTGGAGAGCGTGACTCCCCGGTATTCGACTGCCTTCTTGATAGCCATATTGCCTCCAAAATCAACGCGATTAAGCTGGCAGGATGGTATCGTTATGGTATCAGGTACGTCAAGGCGATTCTTTAAGTGTTGTGCTGCAAACACTTACAGTATAGGAGACTCTTGACATGATGTTGACGCAGTATAGCTTACCCTACGGAAACACTGGATTTACATTTCAAATCGTGCCCTTTTTACCGTCAATTGGTACTTTTGAGGTATCAGTTGTCGGTCGTCATTTCCCGCCGAACCGCCTTGCTCGTGGTCGCCTTCAGCTTCTCTTCTGGCGTGCCGTAGGTCATGGTCCAAGCGTGATTGAATCGCCGCTGCACCAGCCCCGTCATCGTGCGCCAGTTGTGGCCATCATACAGCAACTTCCCCTCTCGGACCTGCCGGTTCACTTCGCGCCAGGCGTCGATGCGGTCCCCGCCCCGGCCAGCCGCCTTGATCTGCTTCGTGATGATGCCGCCAATCTGCTCGGAAGTCGCTGCCTGCTCGGCCAGGATGCTCGACTTCTCCCGCCTCATGCGCTGCTCGATACCCTTGTCTGAGGCTCGAACGTACCGACGCAGGATGGGGCCGACAACCGGCATACGCCCTATCTCGTTAAACATATCGTCCTTTGCAGCATCGCTGTTGAAAACGAATACCGTGCTGAAGTATTTCTGTGCTTCGTACAAGGCTATTTCCTTGACGGCGGGAGGAATCTCTCCTCGCATGGCGGGAGCAACGACACCCGCATCCATCGCACCACGGCTAATCGCAGGGGTCCCACGCCACGTGTCGTAGGGAGATACCCCCGTGGCCAGCAGCATGAGGTCAAGGGCCAGCGCAGGAGGAAGCGTCAATCCGTCAGGCTTGATTGGGCTCTGGTTTACGAACGTGCGTCCAATTTCGCTCATGTCGATATTTTCATCGACCAATGGGCGCGTTACGCCCCATGCCAGCCCACCGAAGAACATGCCAACGTGGTCTGAAGGAAGTGGGATATAGACCGGCGTGCCATCCTTCCTGAAACCAAGAGGGATGATAGTGTAGTTCGCCATGTCCCTGTCGGGAACCGCGTTGTAGAATCGCTTCAGCCAGTCATCTTCCTCGTCCAGCCCAAACAGCCAGCCTGCCAGCCCCATTTGGAAGCCGCGCATCAGCAGCTTGGGAGCGACATCGACCGCAGCCACCTTGAACAGATAGGACAGCTTCTGTTCCTTGGCAGCCCGGTACGTAGCCTCCAGGCCTTGTATCCCGATATTCGAGAACAGGAATATGCCGTTCATGGGGCGCCGCCACTTGCCCCCAGCAAGCGCATCAGGAGTGCCTGCTTGTGTGCGGATGCGCTGGCTGGCCTGCATACCCTCCCGCTCGAAGTAACCTTCGTTGATCATGCGGTAGGTGCCAGCCAGTTTCGACCAGCGCTCGAAGAACAGGTTCCACGCTTCTACTGTATCGCCCGTCTTTTTGAGCGTGCGCAAGAAAATGTTTCTGTTTGGGTGTTTATCAGCAATCAGCCCATGGACCCAAGTCTGTCGCTCAAGTTCCGTCTCATAATCAAGTTCACTTCCAGCGTCGTAGGAGATGTCGGGGATCAGCAAGTTGTTCTTGTAAGCGAAATGCGTCAGCATCGTGGACTGTTTTAAGGCAACATCAATGTAGGCATCCCGTGCCGTCATGATAAGGCTCTCGATAGTACGGAGCGGGTTCTTTCCAGGAAGGTTCTTGTAACTGCCCCAGACATCCTTCCCGAAAGCAATCGGGCCAAAGCCGGGGTTCCATGTGGTGAGCGACTTGCGGAACCAGCCAGAGAAGTAGAGTGACTGGACGATGTTGGTGAAATTGTTCATCTCGACCAGATTACTCTCGTAATTCTGTGCGATGTCCTTGTTGATGATAACGGCCTGCACCTTGCCGTCCAGCGAGTATTTCATGACCGTCAGGTTCGGGTCTTTCGGCTCTTCGTAGAATGCCTCCCCACCCGCCTTGCGGCGCATCGGGGCATCTTCGATTTCGCCCATGTCTTTGCCGACATCAATCACCGTCATCTTGGCCTTGTTCTTCGTGGCCTGCCGCATCAGAGCCATGTCCTTCAGGATCGTGGCCTCGAAGACGTTCTCGACATCCTTCAGTGTGCCCAACTGATGGAAGATACGAGCATTGTCTGCGTTTGACTTCGTGGAATAGAATTCCTCGATATATTCAATCACGTTGAACGTGGCGTAGTTCTCGTTGCTCTCAATGAGCTCCAGCATCTCCTTGGAGAATATCCGTGATTTGCGAAGCAGCGGGAAAACATACTCCTTGCGCAAATCGTGGTACTCGTTGGCAGCCTTCCGCAGAGCATCCATTCCATCACTACCCACGCGCCCCTCTAGTTCCTCTAGCAAATTCTTAGATTCGGACTCGGTAACGCCCATAGGGTTGAATAGGTATTTGCGCTCGGTTGAGGTACGGCGCAAGAACAGGAAGACGCCAAAGTCTTTCTCGCTCAACCCGACAACACGGAGCGGGTTCAATACCATCTTCTGAATATCGCGCTGAAACCCATGATGAGACGAGTGGAGATATTTCATCTCCCGCAACCACACGTAGGGGTCAAGCCAGGAATCGCCCGTCCGCCAAACATCTGCCTGCCGGTCAATCAGGGTGAGCTTCAGATCGTGGAAGAAGTCGTTGACCTGCTTGCTTAGTGGCTGCTTATCGCGCTTGTGCTTTGCCTTGCGCTTGATCTCGCCTCGCTCCTGCATGGCGTACAGGTCATCGAGCACGGTGCCCTCGAAGGTCCCACCGTGGAGTTCGGTCTGAATCTGCTCATAGAGTTCCTGCACCTTGGGGTTGCGCTCAAGGTAGGCGAAGAAGCCGCGCGCAAACTCAGGGGCTTTCGCCTCGAACATGCGCGGATTGTTGAGAAGCACGCTCATGGCCTCGGCATAGAGTTCCTTGCCAGAGTACCGATACTTGGTGTACTTCGGGTCACGGTCTGCGTCGAAGGGGTTCCACCAGTGGGTGAGTGCCTTTAGTTCGTCGCGGACGCCGGGATACTTTACTTTCCATGCGCCCGGAATCGCAGACTTGATCTCGTTCTCCAGCAGCATCCCACGATCTTCGGCTTCCTGAATGAGACGATACCTGTAATACTCCCTCGTGTAGAAGGACCGTTCATCGCTCTGGTCTTTGTCGAACGGGCCATAGTCCCGCTTTGCATCAGCAGCAGCCTCCCGGCGCCACTTCGCGCGCTCCTGCTTCGTGAAGGGTTCCTCCAGCGATTCAGGATCAGGCGCCAGGGACGTCTTCAGGTACATTTGCAGCTTGGCAATGCGCCCAAGGAGATTGCCGCGCTTGAGTGTTCCGTCTGGCAGGTAGTCAATCGCGTGCCCCAACTCGTGGGCGAACACGCGCGCGGCGTAATCCTCGTCGCGCAGGTAGGCCCGCATGACGTATACCGTGCGACCGCCCGAGCGCTCAGTCTCGGTGCGCACCACAATCTCGTCAGTGGAAACGTCAAGCTGCTCGGCCACTGCCTCAATGAAGTCGGATTTCTCATCTTCACCGAAAGGCTTCTTCGAGACGCTCTCAGATACGCGCTCGCCAATGGCAAGGTCAGCCCGCAGGCGGATAGTGGCATCGCCTAAGCCATGATTGAACACGCCCAGTCTTTCAGGCTTCCTCGGGAAACGCTTCACAATGTCGGGCGTGTTCCCCAGAAGGTTCTTGACCATGCGCAGCATGGCGGACTGGGGCAGGCGTGCTGGCTGGTCGGGGTCGTCGCCATCCTGGCGGAATTCCCCAACAGGCGGTGCGCCCGAGGGCGTAACCTTTGGCTTGGGCTTCTCACCGAACGGATTCAGCGCCGCCCCCCGGTTCCCAGCGCGGCGAAACTCGATTGCGGCCTTGGTGGCATAGCGGCGGGCGTGCTCGCCAATCTGCTTCACCACCGTGGCGATGAAGGCCTTGGCGTCCTTGGCCGCGTCGTACAGTGCCCGCAGGTATGGCTTGGCCCGCTCGTAGGTAGCCTGGGCGAACGGCTTCCCTGCATCCAGCAGCCGAGCGAGATCACCAATCGGGTCCATGGCCGTGGCTGGCGCTGGGCCGTCCGAGTCCAGTTCCTGTGCCTTGGCCAGCGATTCATTTAATTCGTCCAGTTCCTTCTTCAAGGACTGGTATTCATCTTCCTGTGGGAAGGTTCTACCCTTCGCCATCTCCTCAGCGACAGAAAGGTCTTGCTTCCTAGCCGCAAGCGTATCCTGGGCCTCGCGCAGTTTCTTCTGCGTTTCACGTTCAACTGCCTGCAAGGCGTTGATGAACGATTCGATCTTCTTCGCTTCCGACCGCACACCGACACTGGGGGTCCAAATGCGTATGGAGTAATCGGTCTTTATCGAATCGCCATCAGTAATCTGTCCTGGAGCCCTCCCAGCGACCACGGCAAATTTAATATCGCTCCCACCAATCTCGCCATAAAGGAAGACGCTTGCTGGCTTTTCAGCTTTACCCTCTGCCCATTGCTGTATTGTATAGCTGTCTGCCGCCGCGATGTTGTCGGCGGCAAGTTTCGCCGGTACAGTCTCTACCTGCTTCTCGAAGATGTCCTTGAACGTCTTCGCCGTGTAGTCTTTGCCGTCCACCGTTATGGTGGGGTTGCCGCTTACCTTGGAGCCAGGAATAGCTTCTGCCGCGTCTTTAATGCGGGCGTTCCAGTATTCGATACCGCGTGCAAGCTCGGCTATCTTTTCTTTGGCGCGCACCACGTTGTCGAGGTAGGAACGTCGGCGGATTTCCAGATCGCGTAGTTCGTTCTGTATGTCCAGCTTTCGGAAGAGTCTCGGGTCGTCAGCAAATGCGGCCATCGCCTCTTCCATAGAGACGACAATCTGCCCAGCCGGGTCTTCAAATTCATCATCATTCATCTTGCCACTGAGAATCTGCTGGATGAACTTTGATTTGTAGAGCACTTTGGAGTAGATGGCAGAGTCGAGCGTCTTCTTCATTCCATAGGAGAAGATTTTTACCTCTGGGTTCTCATTCCCTTGGCGGAGGATACGACCCTCGCGCTGTTCAAGCAGCGCTGGATACCACGGAGTATCCAGATGGTGCAGGGCTATCATCTTGTCCTGGGCGTTCACGCCGACGCCCATGCGCTGCGAGCTACCAATCAGGATGCGAATTGACCCAGAATTCATGCCGTCGAATATGGCCTGCTTCTTAGCGTCGGTGTTCGCCGTGGCCATTACGCCAATCTCTTCCCGCTTCACCCCCGCCTTTACCAGCTTGGCTATGATGTCGTTCACCACAAAGCCGTTGACCTCGGACTCGCGCTCTTTTTCCTTATCGGCGGCAGTTTCCTCGACATCCTCACCATCATTAAGGATGATGTCTCCGTCTGCATCATCGTCCTTAATACCCCCAGCGAAGGCGTGTAACTTATCCATCTTGAAGGGGTTGAACATATCGCAGAAGATCATCTGCGTGGACTTGTTTTTTTTGGTGTCATCGTAAATCTCGATAACATTTTTCAGCATCACGTTTACTTTGGAACCTGCCTCGTCAGGGGCAGTCGGGTCCACGAGGCGTGAATCAGTGGCTACCGCTTTCATGGCGCCGTAAAGCATTACAGGGATATAGCCGAACTCTTGCTTCGCCTCTCCGGTCAGTTTCGTGAAGTCTTGATAGACGCGCGTAGCCCAATCGGAGAATTCCTTGACTCTGGGCGTGGCTTCTACTGAAATAATCTTCGGCGCGCCCCCCTCCAGCTTGGGCATGTCCTTGCCTGCTGCAATCATCTGCTCATCAAGGTCGTCTTTCATGAGCACGTCCCACTGGGAACGTATGAGCTTTATCAATTCCTGCCCGTTGGTGAATCTGGTCAGTGCCGATTTGGGCACCCATGAACCGCCCGCGTTCTGGCTCCACTCCACTGTGCGTTTGGCAAAGGTAGAAGCAAAGCGGTCGAATGTCTCTGCGTTGAATTCCGCGAGTACGTCTGGGCTCGTAAGGTTCAGCATGTGCCACGCTTCACCAAGCGTGTTGGTTACCGGCGTGCCAGTGGCAAGGAAGACGCCCTTCCCAGCATTGATATGCCGGATGTAATGCGCTTTCAACATCAGGTTCGTGGCAATATCCGATGAGTCTTTGTTCAGCCCGAGGAGGCTGGGCATCTTCGTGACGAATGGCGGCTTCTTGTAGTTGTGCGCCTCATCAATGAACAGCGTATCCACGCCAAGGCTCTCGAAGTAGATTACGTCGTCCTGCCGCCCTTTCATGCTTGCCGTGATCTTGCTAAGTCTGTCTTCCAGCTTTTCGATGGACTTCGCCAGTTGTTTCACCGACTGACTACGCTCTCCCTCGGCCTCTTTCAATTCGTTGTGCGATATGCGCAGTTCATCAATGAGTTTCTGGGTCACGGTCGTCTCAGTAACGGGGTCGCTGGGCAGACGGTCAAACTGGCTTTGAGCGATGATCACCGCGTCGTAGTCGCTCGCGGCGATGTGTGCAAGGAACTGCTTGCGCTTATTCTTCTTCAGACTTTCCACGTCTGCCACGAGGACATTCGCAGAAGGATAGAGTTTTGTGAAGGAGCGCGCGTACTGCTCCATCGTAGAATTCTGAACCACGATCATTGGTTTCTTGGAGATGCCCAATCGGCGCATTTCCATACATGCCCCGATAATCTCGAAGGTCTTGCCAGCACCTACCGCATGGGCCACCATCCCACGGCGTTCCACGATCATGCGCCAGATGGCATTGTACTGGTGGTCATATAACTTGACGGTGTTCGACTTACCCGGCAAGACCAAATGCGAGCCGTCATAAACGGGAGGAACGTAGAAGTTGTAGAGCTCGTTGTAAGCATCCTCGATGGCGAGCATACGGTCGGGGTTGCTGTTTATCCAGGTTATGAACGCTTCTTTAAGTTGCTCGGCCTTGATGCGCGCCACCCGCGTCATTTCTTCGTTTGTAACGTACTTCTTATCTTCCACCTCGTCCTTGATGATGAGGTCTTTCAGATTCAGCACGCCATTAAGAACGTCCAGTGCATGTCGCCGCATGTAGCCGGGAGCATCAGGGTTGGTCTTTGACTTCTCGATTACCGCAAATTCTTGGAGCCCACGCGGACCAAGAAAGTCGCGCTTGGCGCCACTACCCTTGGTTTCGATAAGCCAAGCGTCAGCAGCCTTCCCAAGATAGGAAACCTTGATTGCCCCAAAGCCGCGTCCCAGCACCTTATCGGCAAACTCCTGTACCAGCGTCGAGGGTATCCAAGTTGCCCCCAGTTGAGGCTTGATCTTCGAATACGGAACGCGGGACGGCTGCACCTTCTCCAGCGCTTCGACGTTCGCCTTGTAGTCCTCGCCTGCATCCTTTGCTATGGCCAGCTTCTTTTTGACGTTGCCGCTCAGGTAGAACGCGGAAAGCTCTGCGAGTCCATTCTCAGGGTTGATGAAGATAAGCCCACTGGAAGATAACTCCGCGAGCGTATCCTCTGCGCTCTCCCCTGTGAGTTGCGCCATGTAATCCGAATCAATCTGCCCGCGATATGTGAGCGAGATTCTAAGGGCGTCTTCGGCATTACCTGCCTTGGTCGGGCGCACGCTGGGGTCAATGGTGCGCTTCGAGTAAACGTCACCCTTTGAAGTGGTTTCGAGTTTCCTCTTCGTTAAAGGATTGATGGTTGTTGTGACTTTCTCCGTACCGGCCAGCAGGAAGTAGCCTGGGTCGCTGCGGAAGGGTCTGGTATTTTTCTCGTTGACGCCGCCGTGCTTCTTTGCATAGGCATCATAGAGCCGATTCAGTTCGGCCATCGAGTCAGCAAATTGCTCGTCGGTGGTTTCTGGCTTGCGCATCAGCGCCAGATGCTTGATGTAATGATCGCGCAGTCCAATGAAGCCTTTGGCGCGCGCCTGCAAATCGGCAGATAATTCAGCATCGACGAAGCTACCACTTTCAACGCGCACGACCTTGCCGCCCTTGACGTGGAAGGAACCCTCCTTCTCACCAGCAGCTTCGTCGATAGCGCCGAAATCAATGTCGTCAGCGACGTGGGCTCCAACTATGCCCTCGGGCAGTTTCTCGATTGCCGCGCGTATCTGCTCGGTCAGGTCGTCGCCTGTGGGCAGTACGGTGTACTCCTTGCCGTCACCGCCGTACATACTGCCTTCCATGGAATGAGTGCCGAGCACCATTTCAGGATGCGCGGCAAAATACTCGTTCACCATGATCGGTGCATCGTCCGTGCCGACGTTGGCCAAGGCAGCCCATGACTCGCCCTTGGTAAAATTCTGTGTAGGCTTCTGCATGATGATGATGTCGGTCGTTACATCGGTGCCTGCGTTCTTTTTGAAAGCATTGTTGGGCAATCGAATCGCGCCGACAAGATTGCCCTTGCTCGCCAGAAACTCCCGCTGCTTCGGATTGGCGTCCATCGTGTAATGGGTAGAGATTGCCACCACTATGCCGCCAGGTTTGAGCACATCAAGGCTCCGGGCGAAGAAGTAGTTGTGCAGGTTCAGCGTGGGATACGGCGTATCCTTCGGCCCATTGGAAGAGAACGGGACATTCGTTATCACCAAGTCAACGGAGTTAGGCGGAATCTTGGCGTCCTGGAAGCCCTTAATGAATATCTTGGCCTTCGGATACAGCTTTTGCAGGATACGCCCGCTCGTGTCGTCAAGTTCGACGGCAACGAAGGTGGTGCCTTTGAAGCCGTCCGGCATCAGGCCAAGGAAGTTGCCCACACCGGCGCCGGGTTCGAGCACGCGCCCGCCCGAGAAGCCAAGCCGCTCCGCGATCTTCCACATGGACTGCACGACGTTCTTCGCCGTGTAGTGCGCGTACTGCGTGGACTTGAGCCCAGCCATCCACTCGGAGCGGGAAAGAAGCTCCTTAGCCTCCTTGTAGTGCTGGTAGAACTTGTCGCCCCATTTGGTGTCCCGCTGGGAGACGGAGTAGGGGTACTCGTTTTCAAACCATTGCGCCTTCTTTTCATCGAAGACCTGTGGGGAATGTCCCCAACCCGTGTACTGGGCAAGAGCCTTCTGTTCTTCGGGAGTGGCATCCCGCTCCTGCTGGTCGAGTTCCTTGAGGATTCGCAGCGCGCGCAGGTTGGCTTTAATCTTGGAAATCTGGCCATCGGGCGCGATGGTGTCATCTTCGCCAATGCGGTGGTTCCGCTTGCCGTCGTCAACCTTCTCCGCCTTTACTCCATTGCTGCCTTTCTGAACGCCGCCAGCTTCCGTTCCCCCATCCCGTTCAGTGGAATCTCCGGCAGTCCCCCTTGGGCTTCCCACCCTGGGCGAAGTACGTCCGGGCTTACCCGCTCCGCCGCTTCCTCGTAGCTCATCCCCTTCTGTTGAAGGTCGTATATCGCGTCTATCGCCTGCTGTGTCCTGTGATCCAGCAGTTCCACCAGCTTCTCCGGTTTCGCCAGAAGAGTCTCCAGAAGACGGGGCTGCATCTCTTCGAGGTGCGCCAGTGCCTCCCACCACATCGGGCTGTTCGTCAGGCTGTCCTTGAATATCTTCGCGTCCATCGGTCGGTGTCTCCGTATTGATTGTATCAGCAATCGCGTCTTTTACCCAGTCGGGGCGCTTGAGTTCACCTATCTCAGACCGCACCTTGTTGATCTTCTGATTGAGCTCAATCTTACGGTTGAATTGACTCTCATTTCTGATCTTCTGCATCAGGTCACGCAGTTCCGCCTGCTTGGCCTGCAAGGGAGTTTCTTGAATTGCTCTGTCACCGAGAAGGTGCTGGGCATAATCGAATGCAGTCTTTGGCAGGTTGTAGCCATTGACGATGTGCTGCCGCGTTTCACCGTCATCGTATATTTGCGCAATCAGGCTGCCGTCCGACCAATGCTTCTCGATGAAGCTTTGGTAGGTTTGCAACTCCGTGCCGTTGAAGTTGTACGTCTTGGCCAACTGCTTCTTGATGTTCCCGGCCTGCATCGGAATCTTTCCAGCAAGGAACCCATTCATGTCATCGACGGGGGCTTTCGGATTAGCAGCAAGCCAGCGGCCTTCTGCTACACGTTCAGCGTGATGGCGTGCATCCTCAACCTGATCGTCCGCTGCCGCCTGGACAGCAGGGTCCCTGTCCACAAACAGCTTGATGTATTTTTCACGAGGAAGTGATGTGTCTAGTTCCAGTTCTGGCACCCGCGACTCAGGCGCCAGCTTCCCCCACCACTCGTCAACAATTGCGTGGACTGCCTTCTGGGTGCGTTTGCTCTTAGAAGGCAACTCATAGCCAGTTATGGCCTGGAATATGTCGTGAGAGCCGGGGTTGCCTGGGTGAAGGATCGCCTTGACGGCTCTCGCATCACCGGCGTCAACAGCCTCGACCATGCGCTCAATGGACTTGCGGGGCAGGTCGGGGTGCATGGTCTGAAGGTTGTCCACCTGCCTACGGAACCCTGCGGTGTCCTTGGCGCCAATGTCTTCAGCGTGTCCATCCAGCACGCGCAGGAGGGCGTTCTCGTTTAGGTCGGGATAGTCTCGAAGGTAGGTTTCGTCGGTGTTATTCCGAATCGTCGTCGTCGTCTCCTCGATACTCATTCCCTTCTTGATGTATTCCGGTGCTTTGCGCGCGGCGGGCCAAAGGTCCGTGACAATACGGTCAGTCAGTTCCTGATCCTCGAATTCACTCAGCACCCTGTCCCGGAACGCCGCACGGTCCACGACTTCCTGTTCCTGAGCCCGAACCGTTTCCTCTTCCCCAGGGATTGCGTACTGTCCACGGGGGCCAGCCGTCTGCGGCGCCACATCAGGAACGGACGTAAGCTCTGCCTTGGCGCGCGCGCGGCGCTGGGCTATCTTCTCAGCGCGGGTGGGGGCAGGAGCAGAATCAGTTACAGGCTGCTCTTGCGGGCGCAACTTCTTGACCAGTGCGTCCACGTCGCTGCGCATTGGAAGGGCTTCGGCCCACTCCTTCACCAACTGCTGGTCGTTGTACTTCCCGTAAACTGAAACTGATTGACCAACGTGGGAAACGCTGTGATCGGGAAGGGCGGTAGCCAAGTGCTCAGAAAGCTCTTCATAGCTTTCAAACCACGGCTTACGCTCCTTCGGCTTCTCCGTCAGCTTGTCGAACGCGGTATTCTGCCCAGCGCTTATGACTGGCTCGGCCTTGCCCTCGATGGCTGCAAGGTTCTGAGCGGCATCCTTGAGGGCTTGCTGCTTGGCGTCAGGAGCGGCTGGCTTGTTCCAGTTGGGGTTGGCGAGTTCCTGTGCTTGGGGAAGGAAGCCGGGGGTGGGGGAGTCAAGTTGAAAGGTGTAAACATCCCCGTCTTGCGCGTAGCCCGAAGGAATGCCACGGCGCGGTATGTTGCCGCTTTCGTCAAAACCATTAGATGTAGCGACATTGGCCCAATCTCTCATGGCTTCGGCATTCACTGGCCTGCGTTCACTGATCGCTTGGTCCACGGCTACCAGTTGCTGCTTGACAGCGGCTTGCGCTGCTGGGTCAGTAAACTCTGGTCCTCCCTGCAACTGCGCCTCAATGCGTAGCCCATCGCGCACATTGTTTACGAGCCGCGCCTCCTCATATTGCCTCTTTAGTTCTTCAATCTTTGGGGCTGCTGCTGCCTTACGAACGGCATCGGGCGATTGCAGTTCCAACGGTTGATTCACCGGAGCCGCTATCGGGGTACTTTCCGGGGTATCTGCCTGTGCAGGGGTATTCCCTTGGACTTGCTCGGAAGTCTCCGGCTGCGAAAGTGTGTCCTGTGGAGCCTCCCCTTGCGGCCTGCGCAGCATCTGTTGGCCGGGAGTCGGCTGGCCCGTGAACGTGGTGGGGAAATGGAGACGCTGTAACTCAGGCACAAGCCGTTCGGCTACCGGCCTGCGCAGCATTTGCTGGCCGGGAGTCGGCTTCCCGTACTTCTCCGCGAGGTCGGGGTACTCAGCGAGCACGGCGGGCGGGACGGGCTTGCCGTCACGGAGGGCTTGTTCCACTTTTGATTTGTGAGAATCTTGAAGGTGTGAATATTTATCAGCACCCATCTCTTCTAAGAACTGCACAATATCTGGAGAGGCTGATCTTAGCCCTTCACGATCCTTATAAAAGGCATGAAGAACCATTTGTGCTGTTTCTTCATCTACCGTCGTCCTGCCGCCTATCTTTCCGTCTTTTCTTGCTGATTTAAGATAGTCTGTCAGTAATGAAAATCGATCCTTAAACTTTGTTTTTAGGTCATTAACATAGGCAGTAACTTGGTTTCCACCAAGAAGTAAATCAATCATGTGCCGTATTTCATGCGAGGCTGTCCCGCTTGGCGCATTTTGAGCTCGTGTTATCGTTGAACCGTAATGCCCGCCTACCGATTTTGCGCCGGGCGCAGAATCAAGAGTTGGACGTTGCGCCTGCTCTTCTTCACTAAGTATTTCCAGCTTCAACCGCCCCCCAAGTTGCGGGTTGAGGGCATTAAGTTCGTCAACGCGGCTTTGGTCATACTCCTCCCGCGTCATATCCCACGGCTGCTTGGGAGCCACTGGCTGCTCGGGCGCGATCCGATTCGCCAACTCCCGCTGGATCGCCACCTTGACAGGGTTGGCCATGCCGCCCTGCTCCAGCAACGACTGAAGCTGCTCGGTGGGCATGTCGGCGTAGATCAGCTTGGCCTTCTTCTTCGGCTGCTCAGGCTCCTCGGGGTTGGCCTCCCCGGCTGGAATATCCACGATGGGAGACTCGGGGGTCGTGGCCTGCTGGCTGGCAGCTATGTCCGCCTCGACCGGCACCTCGGCTGCGGGCTGGGGAAGAACCCCGCCAAGCTGCATTTCAGGGTTGAAGGTATCCGGCTGGACAATCCCGCTGAAGTCGCTGACCACAGAGTCGCGCACGCCACGGGCAAGGTCGCGAGTGCTGGACGCCCCGACACTCAGCGCCGTTTCAAGTGCGAGGTTCAACCACTCCTTCGTGTATTCCTCTGTCGTCATCGGCTTTCTGACGTTCGACATCTGGGAATCTGCCGTCTGGAGCGCCCAGGTGATAGTCTCTTCAGGCAACTCCTGCCCAAAGGTCATGAGCGTGCGCTTCATGGCGGGAGCGAGTGAGGTTTTCACCTGGTTGACCACGGCGGGGGCGATGGCCATAAACGGCAGCTTCTCAAGGCCGGGCAGGCCAACGGCCTGGAATGCCGCCATGACACCGCCCTCGTAGAGAGACTGGCGCCGTGCGTAGTTCAGCATGTCCTCGCCCTGCAAGCCAGCGGCCTGCGCTTGGCGGAGCCCGTCATCGTAGGAGGTCGTCATGAACTGGGTAGCGATGACGGGGAAGCCACCAGCCGACGCTACGCCCACTTGGGCTATGTTCGACACGGCATTCTGAGTGGCAGGTCGGAGCACACGCCCGACTGCACCGAGATTCTGTTTGTCGGTTTCTAACGACGCTTCCGAGAGAATAGCCTTGTCCGCCGCGATCTGGTCGGCGGTCTTACGGTCAGCACCCAAAGTGGCCACGCTGCTCAGTAAGCCGCTGCCAGCGTCAGCAAGCCCGCCGACCACTACGCGCTTGACGGCATTGCCTTGGGTAGCGGCGTTTGTCGCCCCTTGAGTGAATCCTCGTTCCCACGGGCCTGCTGGGGTCGTAGGGTTGAGGAACTCCATGTAGCGCTCGCCCTGCGCGGCCAGTGCTCGTTCGCCGGGGAACTTGGGGATTGCATGTAGCGCGTCTTGCACCGCCGCCACCGGGGCAGCGACATCCTCGCCGGTTGGCTGCCAGCCTACAGGGGCTTGAACGTCCCCCATGCCCATGGCCTTCGAGAAATTGCTCTGCTGCTTCGGGATTATCGCTTCAGCCTGCGCCGCCGTGATGGGCGGGTCGGTGATCCCCATGAGCTTCTTGATGCGGGCCTTGTACTGCACCGTCTCAGCGGGTAAGGGCTTCCCGGCATCCACGTTGCCCATGCCAAAGTTGTAGTATTCGAGCGCCTTGTCCACATCGCCACCGGCCCGTTCGAGCATCTGCCCGAGATAGCGCACGCCGCCGTCAATGTTCTGGTCCTCGTTCCACGGGTCAACGCCCAAGTCCTTGGCCGTTCCCGGCATGAGCTGCATCACGCCCGTGGCTCCTACCGGGGAGACAGACTGCTGGACGAAGTTCGATTCCGCCTTGGCAACGGCAGTGGCCAAGGTAGGGTTTACGTTGTAGCGCTTTGCGGCAGCCAAGACTTTAGATACAACAGGGTCTGCGACGCTTTCAATTGGAACTCGCCGCTTTGCAGTCTGAGATTCCATTGGTGCAGTCGCGGTTCCGCCTTGCTGGACACTCGCAATCGGGACAATATCGCCCTTAGCCATTAAAGCTCCTCCGCTGTACCGTCTCCGAGATCGAGATACCGTTTGCCGTCCTTACCCACGAAGATTACTTCCGCTGGCGTGTTCATGGAATTCACTGCTGTCTGCTTGGCCAACAGCCTCGCCTGCACCCGCTCCGTGACGGCGGGGACATCTTCAGCCTCGATAACACCGTCGAATTCTTCCATCACCGTGGCATCCCACTCGGAGTTGAAGTCGTCGAGGTTAATCCCGTCCTTCTTCGCTTGCTCAGTCACCCACTCGGGGGGAACCTCAGCTTTGCGGAGGGTGACTGCCCCGGTCGTCGGGTCTGTGTACTGGGCGAACAGGTTGCCAGCCGTATCCTTTACCATCTTGAGCGCCTGCGGCTTTGCTGCTGGCATGGGCAAAGCCTTGGTTTCCATTTGCCGCGTCTCGGGATTGATGAGGTTCTGGACAAATTGCCCATCAGCGGTCTGATAGGGGCTTCCTACCTGCTGCCAGTTCGTTGTGTCCTTCTGGCCAGCAATAACGGTCTGGGGAGTGCCGAGCATCCTGCCGCTGGGGTCCATCTCCACCTGTGACACGCCGCCATCGGGCATGTTGAGCGACTTCCACTGGTTCGAGCCTTTCTGGAGCTTGTCGATGAGTGGCTTACCCGTTACAGGGTCAGGGCGTACCCAGTCGTAGCCCCCTTGCCCGTCTGGCTTCACTGTCCCTTCCAGCTTCTCCTTCGTCGTCTTGGCATCCTGCTCCTTGTCTCGGTCAAGCTGGAACTGCTGGTCCTGCTGCTGGGACTGCATCGAGAACTGGCGCTGGGCCTGTGCCTCCTTGACCTGTGCCGCGCGTGCAATCTCCTGCTGGTAGGCGTTCTGCTCAACTTCGTTGGTGCGCTGCACGCGGTCCAGGAGCGCCGTCGTCTGGTCAGGCGCTAGGCCGATAACGCTGGCCCCGTCTACGCTCGCTGGCGTAGGGGCAGTCGGGCGCGAGGTGATGTGTTCCATCAGCCCCATGATCGACTGAATCGGGTTGGCCTTGTACCCACCACGGAATTGACGGCGCTGGTAATCGTCGTGGATCACATCCTCGGTCGTGCCATCGGGATACGTGGCAGACTCGCCCAGGCTCTTGAAGTTGACCGTAATCGGCATTGCGCGTCTCCGTTATTGGTAATCGTAGGTGCCAGACGGGACAGCTCCGCCGCCACCGCCCATCCCCCCCGACACGCCATAGCCAACGGCAAGGCCCATCAGTGCCTTCTTGACACGCTCCTTAGCGACAGCACCGCTGGTGGGCATCCCGACCATACCCGCACTCCGGTACACCTTCTGCATATTCCTCGGGATCATAGATGCTTGCTGGTTGGTGAGCGAGCCACCGCCTTGAAGGTAGTTCATCATCGCTTCATTGGCGTTCGGGTCATTCTTCATGAACTCGCGGAGTTCCTGCGGGCTCATGCCCTCAACGTTGCCACCGCCGTATCTGGCCGTGCCAGCACCCGTCCCACCACCGTCTGCCACGCGCTGCATGTTCTTCGGTGCGCTTACCGGGCTGGTATAGGCAGACTTTCCGCCAGCCATCGCACCGAGCCCAGCGCCGATGAGAGGGGCTGCACTCAGGAGAGCATTACCGGCGCCGCCGCCAGGAGTGGGAGCAGGAGCGCCCGACATCCCGGCGCTGCCAGCGTTGCCCGCCATGTTGGAGGAACCGCCACTGGGCGCCATGGGACTTGTGGGACCAGGATTCATTTTTGTCTCCATGGGCATCCCACCCTTGGGGGCTATCGGGCTTGTAGGGCCAGCATTTGCCTGTGCCGTCTTGAAAAGCGTCCCAATGTCGGGAGCCATCTGGCCAGCGTAGCCGCTCACGCCCGCCTGAGCGATTGCGGCAGGGTCAACACTGCCACCACTTACAGCCTGCCCCGCTGCGGAACCCAGCGAACCGCCAATGGCTGCACCTGCTGGACCACCGATCATTGCACCGCCAACAGTCCCCGCCGCGCCCAGAAGCGTACTTGCCCCGCCGTTCTTCTTCTTTGCATCCTTCTCCGCCTTCTTCTGCGCCTCGGCCTGCGTGGCACTTTGACCAGAACCGACAAGGCTTTGCATGTAGGCCTGCATTCCGGGGTTGTACGCCGTCCCCTGCAAGCCCTGCTGGGCCAGTATCGTCGAGAGTTGAGACAACTTTAGTGCGTCTGCCATGTAATTTTTCCTTTACAGCAGCAATGCGCCGCCGACTGCTTGCAATGCTCCCATGCCGACACCCGCCTGCGGGCTACCCATGGCCATGCCACCTTGAATGCCAGCAGAGGCTGACCCGGTAATCAGTGCCATCAGGCGCTCGCCCTTGGTCTGTGAACGATTCACCACCTGCGCCCCGTAGAGTGCGCCGATGCTGGAGAAGCCGTATTCCTGAAGGATGTTCATGTCCCAAGTGATGTGCTTGACAAGGTATTCGAGGTCTTTCTCGCGCTGGTCCTGCATCGAGGTAACGTGCAGCTTCGCCCGGTCCATCATTGTCAGGACAAAGGCGCGGTTGGCATCGAGCTTCGTGCCAGAGGCTTGAACTGCCGCACTGACAAGTTGGGCCTGCGCCGAAAGCTGCTCGCTTCGCCATTGGAATCGAAGACGCGCCTCGTACTCCCGATTGGCCAGCAGCCGCCCCTTGCCGAGAATGGCAATCTTGCCAAGGGTCTGTGTCGAGAGGATTGCTCCCGCTTCCCACAGCCCCGTCAGCGTATCCGTAACGGCCCGCTGGTACTCAGACTTGGACTTCTCAGCGTAGACATCCACGGCATCGTTGATGGCATCCTCGGGAATGAGATTCGAGATATTGACCGTTGCCTCATTAACGGCAGTCCGAACGACTTCCGACGCATCGTAGTTGCGCACAGCGTCCTGGAACTCATTGATGGCATCGGTGACAGCGGCAAGCATTTCTTCCGGGTCAAAGGCCACCATGTTCTCGTAGGGCGAACCACCCACTTCAGAAGCTGCCGCGTACAACAGGTCCATCATGTTGAAGTTGCCCGCCGTCAGATCGCCCGTGCCAGCCTCATCGTTGCCGAAGAAGTTGTCGTAGTCTCCCCAAGTGGGGACCGAAGATGCAGCCCCAGGGTCGATATTGAATGCAATCGAAGCCCACGGATACATGACATGTCTGTCGTACCCTGTCGGGGGAGCACCTGCTGCCTGAGATGCCCATTCTTTGATTCCGCCCATGGTTTATAACTCCACAGTGTAACGGAGCGAGAGTGTTGCCCCGAGGTTTTCAGCGATAGCGGCAATAGCTTTGTTTCCGGGCATCGAGTCGAACTGGATGTGTGTGCAGCCCAGCGTCTTCGCGTGAGGCTTCAGGTAGCGATCAAACGCTTCGCACCACGCTCCAGGCAGCACGTTGTTCGCCATGACCATTGCGTTGATGTAAAACAGCTTCTCCGCCCCAGCCTGCGCAAGCGTGCCCGTGAACATCCCCGCCTTCTGCCCATTGGGGGCGAGTATCCAGTAGGCGCGGAGTGTGCCGTTCTGCATGGCCGTTGCAAGGTGGCCAAGGACATCCCCATTCATCTGGGACTCGGGGAGTACCTGCGTGATCATGGATAGCAGGATTCGCTGGGTCAATGGGCGCCCAGCTTCCTCGGGCGTGATCAGGCGCGCATCAACGCGCTCAAGTACCTTCGGCGGGGGCGGTAGCGCCTCGGCGGTATTTTCGGTCTTCGCCGTTGTATCGAACGGTTGCACCTTGGAAGGAGTAGCCTGTGCTTGCATCGCCCGTTCCTTTAATGGTTGGTCGGAAGTCGTTCGAGCTACGCTTAGGAAAGGCAACCCCTTCAGAGTTGACGGATTCCGCAGCGGGGAATAACGAATAATCCTCGCCCGCACCATCGCGGGCGTATATCTCGACTTCCAAATCGGACAAGTTCTCATACAGAACCTCGACAACAGTGGTGGCCTTCGTCCCACGGTAATTCATGTCCGTTTGATGAAGCTGGAATTCAACGTCCAAAGCGTCTTGACTTGTCAATCCAAGGCCCGTGCCTCGAAGGACACCATTATACCGGAAAACACCTGTCGGGCGCGCTGTCATTGGACCACCCAGCCGACCGTTGGCCGTCAAGACATAGGCGCTCGTGGCATCGGATATCCAATATTCGCCAAGCTCGGTGTCGTAGGAGATGACAGGGTTCGAGAGGCTGGCCAGTTTGTGCTTCCAGCCAAGCGGTTCCCCTATGCCCTGGCCGAGCACCCAGCGGGATAGATTCCCATTCTGAGACAGCCAAACCGTATCCCGCTCGACACCGAAAGCCGCACCACGGCCAGCAATCTGCGTCTCGCGTTCCATGCGCCCCACGTAGCCGGGGCCCCCCTGCTCGGGGTTGAATTCGTAGAGGGCACGTTCCCCGAAGACGAGGATACGCTGGCCCTGCGGAATGATGACTTGCGGGACACCGCCACGCCGCATACTGGCAAAGCCAATAGCCCCCCGCTCGATCTGCTGGCGAATCTCGCCTTCCACCTTGTCGAAGACGGCATTCCCATAGCAGCCAAGCGCCGTCAGGAGAAGCTGATACGGCGCGCTCGTGTCACCACCGATAGGCTCACCGTAAACGATCCAGCGCGTGCTCCACGTCTGAAGGTCGTGCGTGAAGTGCTGCTTCCTGTTGCGGAATACGCTGAACAGGGAGAGGAAACGCGAACTGCTGAACCACGCGCCACCGAGCCCACCAAGGACAAGCCGGTCCAAGTGCATCCCCACCGTTTTACAGGTGATGGGGGTCATTATCTGGGTATTCTTCAGGCCGTCCGTGTTGCGCGGGAGATTGCCCACCAGGTTCACGCCGTCGCAGGCGAACCAGATGTCTTCAGCCGAAACCGCCTGCCAGTAGCCACCGCCCCCAGCAAGCGTTGCCGCGCTGGTGTTGTCGGCGCTGTTGTAAAGCGTGATCGCCGTTTTGGCGTTCGTGGCTGGGTCAACCGTGCTGATACCCGCCGCCTCCAGCAGCAACATCGTCTGGTCGCCGTAGTAGAGGCGCGAAGTCGGCCATACTGGCGTGGCCGATACGCCCTGCACAATCTGCTCGGGGTTCGTGGCACAGCCAGCCAACGTGCGCGGGACAAGATTACCCATGCTCTCCGCAAAGGGAGCGCCTGCCGGGACATGCTCGTGCGGAACTATCCCGTTGACGAGGGCTTGCCCGATCTCGAAGGCGTACTCACGCATCCATCCACATCCTCATTGAAGGTGCCGCGCCGGGCGCGCTGATAAACGCTTGCAGCCCGTCGCAGTCAACGGCGGTTCGGTCTGCCGCCGTAAACGAGGGTTGGTGCTCAATGCCCGTCGTGGTCACTTCCGCACGCCCGCGCACGTCGAACAGCTTCGCGTAGCTGGTGAAGGTGGTGAAGGCGTTCTGCTTGTGCAGCTTCGCAATCGGCGTCACCTTCCAGCGATCTGCTGCGGTCGCTGCCGTGTCGCTGGTCCGCATATCCCACCAGAAAATCTCGAACGCATCACTGCGCCCCATACCGAACGGGTGCGGCTGCATTTCAACGTCATCGGCTTGGGCGCTCACGCTGGAGCCCACAAGGCCGTTGTAGCCGGGGGTGCGGATCACGCTGACAGGGAAGAGCCCTTTCGGGTTGGAAAGGCCTGTCCGCGAGAGCACAAATGCCTCGTCCGCGTCACAGACCCAGAAGTAGCGCTCGGTCGGGTCGAAGGTCATCCGCGCTGCCGTGAGCGTCAGGGTGCTCAGGTATTCGGCATAGCCCAGCCGGTACAGGCCGTTCCCCATGGACTTCGCCTCGGGGAAGCTCTGCCCGCGCTCGCCCAGGAAGAACATCTCGTTGTGCTTGGAGACAAAGACATGCTCCTTCTCGTCGCCAGCGTAGCAGCCGTTGAACGGAATACCGACATCCAGCAGCTTCGTCTCGACCGGGCCAACCTCGGTGCCTGTTACCTTCGAGACACCCTCGGTGCCGTAGATGATGAGGTCGTTGCCGTGCTGCTTTCCCGCCAGTCCCGCGCCCGTGTGGCGCATGGGAAGGAAGTCGAGCATTCCCTGCTCAATCCACTTCGAGACGATGGGCTCGTACTTGTCGTAGTAGAACGTCTCGCTCGGGTAGCCCAGAAGCGCCATCAAGCCCGATGCTGGTACGTCGCTTTCGCCAAGGACCGGGGGGCCGATGATGATCCAGCTTGTGTCGAAGGCGTCATCCTCGGCAGTCACCACATTGACCTTCTGCTTCTTCTTCCACTTGTTCACAGCGGCAAGGAAGCTGGCATTGCTGACTGCCGCGCCGGAAACCCCGATGAGCACCAGGCGGTTGTTCCAGTTGGCCACGCCTTTGCAGACGGTGGTGGAACTGCCGACCGTGTTCCCCTGCGTTGCGCCGGGGATACGCCAGACGAGGCCTGAGTTGTTCGTGGCAAACCAGATGTCGAGGAACGAGGCAAACTGGTAGGCGTCGCCCGTGGTGTTCGTGAATACCCGCGTGGCCGTCACGGTGTCGAGGTTGCCTGTAAAGCCCGTTGCCGTGAACACAAGGCCGTCTGCGTGCGCGTCCGCCGTCACGAGGCGCGTATAGGTTCCGTTCGCAGTCACAGCCGAGCCACCCTGAGCCGCGTTCGTGTTCGTGCCGACCGTGATGTTGCCGCCACCCGAATACCCCGAGATGGTGAACACCACGCGATACGTGGCCGCTGCCGTCCAGGCCGTTGTCATGCTGGCCAGAAGCTGCTTCAGGGTAGCCGTGGCATTAACGAACGCTACGTTGTTCGTTCCATAGGCGATGTCGGGACTGGCCTCGGTCCAGCCGGTGAGCGCGCCGGTGAAGGTTCCGTTTGTCAGGACGTTGCCCTCGGGGCCGTAAGTCGTGATTGCCGTAGTCGTCAGTGCAGACGGGTCCACGGTGTACAGGGCGCTGTCAATCGCCGCCAGCGCCACTCGGTCGTCGTAGAACAACTCCGCGTGGGGGAAGGTGGAGCCAAGCGTCTGAAAGCCCACAGGCCAACTGAAGGTAGGCAATTGCTTGCCGCGCCGCTCCGTGGCCATGATGTTGCGCATCTTCTGCATGAAGAGGGCATCTTTCGGCAGGTCCGCGTAGGGGCGCAGGCCATTCGTCAAATGTGGGTCCAAGTTCATAGATTGCTCAGGCATGGTATTTACTCCGTTGCGGCTGCCGGGGTAGATGCACGCATCCAATGCCCCATCGCCGGGTTGTTCATGGGGCCGGAATAGACAAGGATGTCTTCCAGCGTGACCTTGGTTCGGTCATCGCTGCGAAGGGCAATTTCTGCTTCAAGGTAAGGGAGGCCGAAATCAACGCCGCCCTCGGCATCGAGTTCAAACCAATCGGTTGAGGTGAAGTCGTCTTGCGGGCGAAGTCGGTACTTCAGGGAACATTCCCAGCCGTGCGTGGTTCCTTCGTTGAGCCCCACGATAAGAATGCGCTCAAGGCATTCAATGCCCTGGCTACGCCCGCGAAACTTCTCGGTGGTGTAAGCAGCGGCATTGTCTGTAGCAAAGGAAACAGAGTAAATCTGAGATGCTGACAGGGTTGTCACCTGTGTCGGCATCCAAGGGGCGCGACTGAAACCTTGCTTGTTAAAAAGGAAGGCGTCCCCGCTGCCATCGCCAATATAGAATTCGTTGTGGTAGTGCTCGTGAACCACCATCAGGGTATCAGGGTCTAGCGCCCCGATCTCTGCCTTGCGGCCTATCCGTTTTGCCAGATACGACTCGTCGATAGTCCAGAGTTCCCCACTGGAATCTACGACAACGTGCATTTGCTCATTCCCAGCAAAGTTGGTGCGCGTGTCACTGCCGTTCATAAGAGCGAAATTCGGAGGCAAATCCCTCGGTGCAATAACTCCATAGGTGTCGCCGTAGGGATTCAGAACGGAGGTTCCAAGAGAGCCATACACAGCTACCCCACGGCCAAGCGGGAGCATTCCTTGCACCGCCCCCTGCCACGGCATTGGGCGCAGGCCCGACTGGTTGAGTTCTTCCAGTTCGAGCATGAACGGGTTGCTCGCGCCATACCCTGTGTTGCTGGCGCTCAATGACTGGTGGATCATGATGTCCTGCCAGAACAGGTGAAGCATGTCCGGGGCGAAGTAGCTCGACCACCAAACCCAGTTGACCCCAGCGCCAGCAGACTCCATCAGCGCAGCCTGGTCAGGCCGGTCGGCAGCATAGGTTTCCCAGAAGGTTGCCCAGTTCACCGACGAGAGGTAGTCAGCCGGGTTGAAGCCGCCGAGTAGAACCCTGCCTTCTTTGTGGACACAGCCGGTAGTAACCGTCACCGCGTCCTGCACAAAGACATGCTCGCTCCACTTGGTCTTGAATACGACGCAGGCGGTGTTGAACAGCATCCACGAGTCGTAGAGATCAACGAAGTGCCAGTCCTTTCCGGCAGTGATTGCCTTCGAGGTGGTCCCCGTAGTATCGGCAGCGTCCTTCGTGTTCAACTGGGTATACGTGCCACCACCCAGGCTGTATTCATAGATCGCATCCGAGAAGCAGACAAGTGAGATGGCTTTTCCAATGAACGTCTGAGGGAATGGCCACGCCTTTGATTCACCGAGTCCAGCAATCGTGGCATCATCAGGGAGCGCCGTCAGGGCATGGAACGCCTTAAACCCGTGTTCCGTAACACGGTGTCCCTTGGCATTGACGAAGGCTTGGGTGTTGCGTCCGTTGAACGCTTCAGGCCTTATCCCCGTCCTGCACGCTATCTTGAATGACAATGGTTCCAATGCTGTCTGCTACCTGTTCTTCGAGTTCTTTGACCTGCTCGCGCAGGAGGTCCACTTCGCGCTTCTCGGCGTCTTTCCGGCGCTGCGCGCGCGCGATATGCCGTGCCCGCAGTTCCTCTTTCGAGATACGCTCTATGGGCTTGGGGACGCTGCCGTGCATCTTCATAGTCCGAGCCTCAAGTCTTGGTTGGAGCCAAACGCTTCCTCCCAGTGAAGCGCTGATTTGATCTGGGTGACTTCCGCCATAAGACGGCGCAGTTCTTGGTCCTCACCCTCAGCGTTGCGGTGCAGGCGCCCTTCGAGGGAAAGTCGCATTGCATCAATGACGCACTCGGGCTCCTTCTCCATCCACCACGTTTCGTCGGTGTGGGCGGTAACGCTGATCGGGTAGTACCCGCCATAGACGCGCATCTTGTAGACAGCATCTGCCGGGGGATTGAAAACAATCTCGTACCCATACCACGGGTCAGTCTCGCCCTGGGGGGTTGCTGTCGCACTCATGGATACCGATGCAACCGTCACGGTGGCCGGGAGTGCAGCCCCCAGTTGGCTCAACTGGATCGCGTTGAAGGTATCCAGGGTGGTTGCCTCGAAGGTGTACGTCCCCGCCGCAGTAATCGCAAGATATTCGCTGTCGGTATAAGTGGTTCCGTCCCAGTTCCCGAGTATCAACCGGAGAGTTTCGCCCGCTGTAATCGTCGATACCACAACCGTCACCGTCACCGTGCTGGGGTAGGTATAAGAAAGCACTTGCCGAATAACGTCTTGATCTACACCCACGCCCGCGTAGGCCAAGGTGAGTGTTCCACCGGACACGCTGGGGGCGCCGTTAACCGTGTCCCAGCCAGTCAGCCCGTTGGCGAAGCTACCGTTGATAATCGTGTCACCGATGATTCGCGGCGTGCGCTCGTTGTTGCGAGCCCAGTAGGCAGGCTGCCCCTGCTCGACTGTTTGCTCGGGATAGCGGCGGCGCAGTTGGTGCAGATCAAGACGTTCTAAGTAAGTCTCTTCGTCGTCTGTTTCGTTATAAATCGCCACCTCGTTGATGTAGCGCAAGCGGGGCGGCGTAATGCCTATCGCGCCAACAGCAAGGTCAACCTCGTACCGCTCGTCCTTCGAGTGGGCAGGGCCACGGCGGGATAGCCACTTCAAGCACGCATTTAGGTGCCAGTAAGCATCCGTGGACAGGTCGGTAGCCCCGGCGTTCAGAAGATTCTTCTTGCCGGTCTGGCTGCGTACCTGCGTTACGATGTCGAGTGCTGTGCTCATTGTTCCCTCGTATCGGGGGGAGCGACCCGTGCCGCTCCCCCCGATCAGGTTAGGTTAGGCCTTGTCAACGCCGAGGTTGCGAATCCAGAACATCGAGTCGATGTGGTGGAACTCATACGTCTCAATGACGCGATGGCCACCCTTGATCGAGGTCTTGAAGTTGTCGCCGTCGCGCTGTGCGGGCATCGAACTCCAGGGAATCTGGGTCACGGCGCCGTTCTTGAACGGGCAAACCTTGATGAACTTGGTCGGGAACAGCGGCGTGGCCTGAGCAAGCACCGGGTTGGTGTTGAACTCAGCCTCGACCATCAGTTCGATCTTCGGGCCCACACCAAGCAGCATGTCCACTTCCAACCCGAAGGAATTCGTTTCCTTCGAGATCGTGTAGTGGCCAGAGTTGAGCACGCACGAAGAGAGGATGTTCTTCTTCGTCTGGCTCATGAGCATGGTCAGCGTGTCGGTGGGGTCGGTGTACTTCGACGCCTGAATCGCAATCTCGCGCAGGAACGGGATGGTTCCGCTCGATACACGGTCAGTTGCCGCCGAGTAGGTCGTGTCCGTGGCCCAGTTGACCAAGTTGGCCGACTCGTAGGTTTCAAGGAACCAACGGAGGCCACCGGCGTAGAAACGCCCGCTTCCGGCAGAGAGACGCTGGCCGTAGAGCAGCGTGCGGAAACGCTTCTGCATCAGGCGCACCAACGATTCCCGCGCGCGGTCGGCCTTGCGGTTCTCGTTGAGTTCGCTCTTGACCATGAGTTCGCGCTCGGAGATTTCGTGAGCCTCGCTCATCTCCTGCACGTAGTTCATGAAGGGCGTCTCGTGCTCGGAAACAGCGTCTCCAAGCTCGTAGATTTCCTTCTCGGCGCGCTGGGTGATGCACCACGTCAGGCTGGCGCTCGCCAGAATCGCGCTGGCGTCTGCCGTGAGCAACGTCACCGAGACGTAGGTGTTGCTGTCGCCACCGAACACCGGAGCGCCGGTCACGCGAGCAAACACGTCCAAGCCAGTCACGCTGTCCTGAATCACTAGGACATCGTTCTGCTGCACATTGCGGAACGCCGGGATGGATGCCGTGGCGCACTTCAGAATGAGCACGGTGTTGGCCACACCACCCGACACGTAAGCGGCACCGCTTACTTCGGTCAGGATGTCGCCCACCGTTCCGTTCAGGCCGTTGTAGGCAGCCTGATACCAGATGCGCTCGTTAGCGTCAACGGTTTCCTTCGACCCCTTGGCGATCTTGTCCATGCGCCACAGGGTCGGGTACGCCTTGGAGAAAGGCGTGTACTTCGTTACGTTCGGGTTGCGGGACGGCTGGCGGATTCCGTCAATGCGGTCGGTCGTCACCAGCGGCCCAGCGGTCGTAATCAGAGAGGGTCCGGCCATGATAAGCCTCCTTTTCTTGGAAGCCCCGAGAAAATGAAAGCGGCCCACTCCGTAAGGAGTAGGCCGCGACGGTTTTCCGTGGGGGCTATGTCTTTTCCTATGTAGCTTCGGTTTATCGAATCACCAGACGCCCCACTTAGAGCGCCTGGTCGGGGTTAGTTAATGACGCGGACGTGGAAGTCCTCCAGTACCGCCGTGTTACCTGCGTTCGCGCTGGAAGCGTCGGCGGTAACGCAGAGCACCGCGTTGGCTGTGAGGTCAACGGTTGTCGAAGCAAGCCGCCACGGAACCGCTGCTGCCGTCGCAGAAACTTCGGCCATTGACCTGCCGCCTGCAACGATGGTTCCTGTCGCTCCTGTCGTGCGAACCGTGATCCGACCACTCAGGAACACAATATCATCGGCAGCAAAGCCTACTGGACCAGTGGAATGAATCACAGTTCCGCCAACGCCACCCAGCCGAATGGCAAAGGTCTGCGTGTCAGCGCCGTTGCTGCCAGTAACCAGGATGCGGGCTTCAAACTCGATGACGGCACCGACGCGATTGAGTTCCTCGGTTGTGAGAGACTGGCTCCCGGTCGAGAATATCGCTTCAGTTGTGCCAGTCCGCGCGCTCGAAGTTGCCGCGTTAGGCGTCTTCATGGCGAAGGAAACCGTTCCACCGCCAAGTGCCGCATTCAACTCGGCGTTGGTGTAGTTGGCAGTACCAACAACCAAGCCAGTCGTCAGTTTCGGCAAAGGGGCTGCGTCAGTTCCAGCAGGCTCGATACCGAACAGACGAAGGAGGTCTTCGCTGTTGTCAATCTTGCCGGGGGTGGGGAGACTCATGGTTGATTCTCCTTACGCCGTCAAGTCGCTGGAGAGGACCGACCAGCACTGGCCGTTGCAAAGGATCGTTGCGTTGTCGCCAACGTCCTTGAACACAAGCGCGATGTCCTGCCCAGAATGCACAGCGTCGTCGTTGTCCTGCACAGTGAACGTCGCGCCACCGCCGCCATCGACGGTGCAGACGAACATGTACGGGATGCCGATGATCGCTTCAGCGATTCGGGGCAGAGTCAGCACCAGGGCTTCGCCGGATGCCATGGAAAGGTGATGCAGCAGCTTGCCGCGATTCTCGTAAGAGATCGAGGCCGTAGCGTTCTGAAGCTGCGGGGTGTAGTCAATCGCCTCAAGCGTGCGATTCTTGGAGTCAAGCCATGCAGACATGGGGTATTCCTTCTGTGTTAAACGTCATAGCCAAGCGATGCAAGGCTCTGAGCGTTGGTTCTCTGGTTTTGGCTCTGTCGCCGCGACTGCGGTGCAGTACCGTTTGCGTTGCCTCCTGCATCTCGCGCGGCAAGGTTGTGCTTCTGTCCGCCGTTGGCAGCAATCTGCTTCACGCGGGAGATCACATGGGAGAGTTGCTTCTCCGCAGCGCGCAGGAGTTGCGTGCTCGTCTGGCGGGGGTTTTGTGCCCATACCGTATCGAACACGCGCTCGACCAGTTCCTCGCCTTTCGGCCCTGCCAATTCGGGGTAGCGCTCATAGAAACTGTTGGTGGCAACCGCCACCGGCAAGCGCCCCTGAAGCATTCGAGCCACGAGGTTTACTGTTTCGATTTTGTTGTTGTGGCGTTCCACCTCGGCCTGTCGCTGAAGCAGCGATACCAAGGTCTTGCCATTCCCCTCTGTCAGGATGTCGTCGAGTTCGTCATCCGTGTAGGAGAAATCGCGGGGTGTCAGTGCGTCCTCGATGATCTGGGCACCATCGGGGGGCGGCGCTTCCACCGCCTTTTCGTTTTCAGCTTCAGCAATCTTGTTCCAATCGACAAGACCTTCTGCCATTTCCAGACGGCGCTGAAGCTCTTCAACCTGCTCGCGGGTGTAGGTGCCGTCTTCGCCTGGTTCAATGGAAAACAGTTCATCATCTGCAGAGTTTTCCTCTCCAAGAATCAGCGGCTCAATGTCCCCCAAATCCGGGGATTCAATGTCCGGGGATTCAACGCCCGTGGCAAAGTCCTCGGCGGGCGCGCTATTCGTCTCTGCCGGGTCTGGCATAGAACTTCTCCTTGATGTAATTCAGCACTTCTTCGCGCTGTTCGTGTGGGGGGTAGGACTTATCGGAAACCAGCGCACGCGCGGGGAAGTCGGCCACAAGGGTCAAGACTTCGAGCTTCGCCTTTAGCCGGGCAACTTCCATCGGGTCGTTTGTCTCGAACATGGCGGACGAGTAGCGGTCCATCAGAGCAAGGACATTCACAATCTGTTGCAGGTAGAACGGGTTGTGGATGTACTCGCGCAGTTCTTCCTCGGTGCCAAGCACGTCGCCGCTGATCCCCCCAAGCAGGATGTGCAGGCGAAGGGGGTTCACCGCCGTCGTGGCTTCTCTTTGTGGCTGCGGGCGCTTCATGCGCCCACCATTGCGGCGCCGGGTGCGGCGGAGGGGTTCTGTACGCCAATACCTGCCAACTGGCCAGACGCGGCCATCTGGTTTACCATGTCGTCGTCCATGAACCGGATGCGGTAGTTATCGAGTGCCCCCAACCCCATCTCGCGCCACATGCGGTCAAGCACGGCGTCGAGGTCGTAGCGCTGGAGGAATGCTGGCATGACACCTTCCTGTGCCATGATGGTCTTGCCAAACTCGACAAGGGATTGGACGTTGATACCGCCGTCCGCGCCGGTCATCACCGCTTGCACGTCGAGATTAGGGTCGATGTCCCAGCTTGTGACGCTCAACGTCTGCTCGTGGGGCAGGAGGCCGTACTGCTCGCGGATAATCGCTTCCTGCTCACCAAGGATGTCGATCATTACCTCGCCCTGCATGAACTGCGTGGTGTTGCAGAGCATGTGGTAGCCCTGGCGCTGGAAGGATTGCTCGTCAATCCGCATCGCCGTAAGCAGCAGCAGGCCAAGGGGCGTCTGCTCTAGGGCATGAATACCCGCCGCCGTGGGACGCTCGGGGAGGCTGCCGGGGTCTTGCACACCGTCATTCTCGCGGGTGAGAGCCAACATCTGTGCCACGTCCCCCCACACGTTCTGCGTGGTGTCGGGCGTGACAATCGGCATATAGGCGTCTTTGATGCTTTTTTCGAGAGGGCGGTCTTTCTGGAGCGGGATAATGAATGGGCCACCCTGGGCGGTCATGTCCTTGAATCGCCGGATGTCCACAATGTCAGGGTCGATAATGG